ACACCAACTACACAAAATATTGAAGAAGTACAATCTGATTTTAAATTGGTATCTGCTATTGTAGAAAATGGTACATCTGATTTTCCAACTCTTTTAGCAAGAAGTTCTAACAAAGGATATGGATTTGAATCTCCTTATAATATTTTAGGAGCTGAACAAATTACATCATCAATAGCATCGGCATCTGCTGAAATTTTAACTGATATAAGTGAATCGTTTGGAGCTATATTAAGTATATTTGCAAATGGTACTGGTTCTTTTAACTTTGTATCAAATACAAAAAATGCTATTAAAGCAACTCAATTAGAACCAACTGCAATTGGTATGTCTGTTTCAAATAGTATTACTGCTAGTGTTAGTTCATCATTTGAAACGGTAATATCAATTATATCTTCTGGATTAACAGCAGTTCCAAAAGTAACTTCATCAAACGAAGCCGCTATAAAAGTTTCTGGTGTAGAACAATTTACAACTGGATTATCATCATCTTTACAAACAACCAATAGTGTAAGTGCAAGTTTTAGCATAATTTATAATATTTTGGATAAAGGAACTGGTAGTGTAATATTACCAATACCTCAAAATCATCAAAAAAATTATACAATAACTAATAATAATAGTTCATCGTATCAATGGCAAGGTGTGGGTTCTAATCCAACAATAACACTATATAGAGGTGAAACTTATAAATTTTATGTAAGTGCATCTAGTGTATTTGGTGGTATCAACTATCCATTTTTTATTAGAACAAAACCTGTTAGTGGGATTAGTGAACAATTTGATTATGATAAGGGAGTGGTAAATAATGGGGATAGTGTTGGTAATATAACATTTACTGTACCATACGATGCTCCTAATGAATTATATTATGTTGCACAAAATACTGATAATATGGCTGGAAAATTCCATATTATTAATAATTCAGCAACTCCATTTGATTTAATATCAAATACATTAACATACCCACAAACAATAAGCGGTAGTACAGAATCAACATCTAATATAGATAAGTTAAATGCTTACGAACTTCTTATTGGAAATAAATCTTTTATTGAAGAAGAAACAATTCAGTTTGTATCATCTTCTTGGTCTGATTTTGAATATGTTGAATCAACTTGTCGTAGAGATATTGGATTCTTAATAGACGCAGTAGCTAATGACCTTATATATGGGGGAAACAATAATAGTATTACCGCTGGTAGGTTTTATTATGAATACCCATCAACAGCAACTACAACACAAAAAGACCCAACCAAAACTGCAGTTAAGTATGCAGCTGGTATGGTTCAAAAAATATTAAAAGGTGTAACTTTTGTTGAACCAAATAATGAAAGAGATGCCGTAGCAACTGCTATACAGGCAAATAGAGAATTTATACAAACTGAAACAATAACTTTCCTTTCATCATCTTGGAGTAACTTCTATTATAATGAAGCTAAGTGTAAGAGAGATGTGGGATATATTTTAGATGCGGTAGCAACTGATGCTAGATATGGTGGTAACGAAAGGTCTGTACAAGCAGGTCAATTCTATTACTTATATCCATCATTAGCAGTTGTTGATGGTGATGGTGATTCTGAAGGTCAATTAGGACAAACTTTAGATGGTGTACGTTTTGCAGCTGGTAATACTAATAATATAGTAGCTGGAATTACACACCAAACTGCATCATTGAATGTTAGAGAATCATATAGATTATTAAGAGAAAACAAAGAATTAATTCAAAACGAAACAATTCAGTTTATCAATGTAGCATATCCTCAATTAAAATATAACCAAGACAAATGTAAGAGAGATGTTGGTTATATAATTGATGCAATATCAACTGATTTATTATATGGTGGTATAGAAAGAAGTGTAACGGCTGGTAAATATTATTATGAATATCCATCGCAAGCTACAAAAACTCAAAAAGTAGAAACTTCTGGTGGTATAAGATACGCTAAAATTATTTCTGACTTTATTGTTCAAAATATTGTTTTAGAAACTCCACGTATTATTACTAATGATGAAAAATTAATTAAAGTAGTAAGTGGTAGTAGCAATATTACATCTTCATTTAGTGGTACTATTAATGAGCAAAATTCTATTAGTAGTTCATTTGCTATTATTGAAGGAATTATAAAAAGAGGAACAGCAGCAGTACCATCCATATTAGCACAAAATAGTGATTTGAATTGGAGTGTTGGTCTTCCATTGAGCGTTACGGGTCAAACACAAATAACCAATTCATTTGTATCACCTACTGAAGTAGAAAAATTAGGAAATGGGTTTGATGTGGTAACATCTATACTTCAAAACAATGGAGCTGAGCCTGTATTAACATCATCGGTAGAAGGACAAATTAAAGTAACAAATAATGAACAAATAACAGGTTCATTATCAAACTCATATACATCATCAATATCAGCATCATTTGGATATGTTGTTGAAATTATAAGTGGTGGGTTATCAAAGTTAGACACAATCGTTTCTAATGCATCGGCAAGTATTAAAGTAACAACAACTCCTCAATGGACAAGTGGTGTGGTTGGTACAAATTCACAAACAGCAAGCATTAGTTCTTCATTTGGAAGTATCATAAATGTAATTGTTAGTGGAACGGCAGCATTACCAACTTTAGTACAAAATACTAATACAAATAGAAAAGTAACTTCAACACCACAATTTATATCAGCATCTTATAGTGGTAGTTTGGAGGATATAGCATTTGTATCGCAATCTATTTCTAAAGTAACTCAAATAGTTGAAACCGGAAATGTAGACCTTTTTGCAAAAACAAATTATTCAGCAACTATTGCTGCTAGAGTTGGGGTGTATGAAATATTAAAACAAAACATTCCATTTATACAAAACGAAACAATTGCATATCTAAGTTCGTCTTGGGCTGGATTCCAATATGATGAAGTTAAGTGTAAGAGAGATATTGGATTGATTGTTAGTGGAGCAGCTGAAGACCTTTTATTTGGTGCTAATTCCGCATCTATTGTAAACGGACAATTCTATTATGAGTTCCCATCATTAGCAACTATTGGAAATGATGGTGACACTGGTGGGCAATTAAATCAAACTTTAGATGGTATTAACTATGCTAGTAGATTAGCACAAAAAGTAATTACACAAGGTATAACGTTCAGTTTACCATCAACAGAAGTATCCGCATCAAACGCTTTATTATTCAATAACAAAGAGTTTATACAAAATGAAACTATTGCATATCTATCTTCTTCTTGGAGTGGATTTGATTATAACGAAACAACTTGTAAAAGAGATGTTGGTTATATTATTGATGCGGTAAGAACTGATTTGGTATATGGTGGAAATGAAAGAAGTAGACAAGCTGGTTTATATTATTTCCTATATCCATCACAAGCTACTGGTTCACAATTATTGCAAACAACCGATGGTATCAAATATGCATCACAAATCTCACAAAAGATAATTAGTGGTTCTATATTCCAATCTGCTGATTCTGATAAATTGGAAGTAAGTAGATTGATGAGATTGAACAAAGGACTTATTGCTGATGAGGTTGTTGAGTATGTATCATCTTCTTGGAGCCAGGTTTCATATAATGAAGCTAAGTGTAAGAGAGATGTTGGATATATTATTGACGCAGTAAGAACTGATTTAGTTTATGGTGGTAATGAAAGAACATCTAATGCAGGTGAATTTTATTATCGATTCCCATCATCAGCAACCGTTGGAGGAGAACCATCGGCAACTCAGCAATTAGACCCAACTGTAACTGGAGTTGAATATGCAAATCGTTTAGCACAAAATATAGTTCAAAATAAAGTATTAGTTAATCCATCTACGGAAGTATTAGCAGCGGCTCAATTAGTAAGAACCAATAGAACATTCTTACAACAAAACGTAATACAATTTATTTCTCAAAACTATCCTAATTTAGATTACATAGTTTCCAAATGCTTCAGAGATGTTGGATTCATTACTGATGGGGCTGTAACTGATTTGGTATATGGTGGAAACGAAAGAAGTATAAACTCTGGAAGATTCTACTTTAAGTTTGCTAGTAAAGCAACTGGTGACCAATTAGTTGAAACTGTAGCTGGTATTAACTTTGCTAAAGATTTGGCTAAGTTAGTAGCAATTGGTGGAAAGGCTGTTGAAGATGGATATGATAATGTTTCTAAAATAATAGCAAGCGGAAGTTCATCAGCTCCTACGTTGATAACAAATACTGAAAATGCAATTAGAAAAACAGTTGAGCAACAATTCACATCAAGTCAAAGTGTTCAATCATCTGATAGGCAATTAGTATCTGCATCATTTGCAAATGTAATTACTATAATTTCAAATGGTACTGGTTCTATACCAACAATTGTAGAAAGTTCTAATAGAGGTATATTAGTAACAAGTGGTTCATATCAAATAACATCATCAATAACTCCATCTACAATTGATATTAATAAAGTTGTAAGTGGATTTGATATTGTAACTAATATAATTGAAAATGGTACGGGTTCATTACCTACATTGGTTAAGAATACTCAAAATAATATTAAGAGAACTGATTCAATTCAATTCACTTCAACTGCATCAATTTCTAATACTATTATTTCAAGCTCTAATACGGCATTTGATAATGTATTATTAATTGTATCTGAAGGAACTGGTTCAACACCACAATTGATTAAGAACACTACCAATTTAGTTAAGGTAACAAACTCTACACAATATATTGGACCGGCTGCAGTTTCTGCATCTAAAGTTAATAGTATTACTGGAAGTTTTGATACTATTATAAGAATATTGGAAAATGGATTGGGTAGTTCTCCTGTAATTTTAAACAATAATAATGCAAATATAAAAGTTACGGGTACTACTAACTATGTATCATCATCATACAATGGTACACAAACACAAGCATCATTTATATCAGCATCTATTTCGATAGTTACTAATATAATTGCAAATGGAAGTGGCAGTTTACCAACTATAACTCTCTATACATCATCATTATCATCATCCGCTGTTTTAGATGCGTATAACATATTAAAGAATCATATACCATTTATTCAGGATGAAACTATTGCTTACTTAAGTTCTTCTTGGAGTACGGCATCTTATGATGAACAAAAATGTAGACGTGATGTTGGATTGATTATAAGCGGTGCAGCTGAAGACCTTTTATGGAATTCTAATTCATCATCAATAGTGAATGGTAAGTTCTACTATGAGTATCCATCACAAGCACAGGGTGCACAATTGAATCAAACATTAGATGGTGTAATTTACGCAAGTAGATTGGCACAAAAAATAGTATTGAATACACAATTTGCTTTACCAACATCTCAATCCAATTTGGCTTATGATTTGTTAGTACAAAACAAGCAACTTATTCAAAATGAAACTATTGCTTACATTAGTTCTTCTTGGAGTACACATCAATATAATGAGATAACTTGTAAAAGAGATGTAGGATATATTTTAGATGCGGTGGCAACTGATATTAAGTGGGGTGGTAACGAAAGAAGTGTAAAAGCTGGGCAATTCTACTACCTATACCCATCTGCAGCAACTGGTTCTCAAATAGAAGAAACTGTAACTGGTATAACTTACGCAAAGAATCTATCTGATAGAATCCTAAGACGATTAATATTACAATCAGTTTCTCAAAATAAATTACAAGCTAAGCAACTTATTTTCAATAACAAAGAATTTATACAAAACGAAGTTATTGAGTATGTATCAGCTAGTTGGAACGGATTCCTATACAATGAAGATACTTGTAAGAGAGATGTAGGATTCATTTTAGATGCAGTGGTAACTGATGTGGTCTATGGTGGAAATGAGAGAGCCTTAGAAGCTGGAAGATATTATTACCTATATCCATCTGAAGCAACTACAACTCAATTAGGTCCAACCCTGAGCGGTATTAGACATGCAAAGGGAATGGTTGAAGAAGTATTGAATAATTCAGTATTTGTAACCGCATCTAATTCAGCACAAACGGCTTACAATTTATTATTAGACAACAAACAATTAATACAAAACGAAACAATCGCATTTGTAAGTTCTTCTTGGAGTATGTTCAATTACAACGAAGCAAGTTGTAGTAGAGATACTGGATACATTGTAGATGCAGTAGCAACTGATATTCTTTATGGTGGAAACGAAAGAGTAAGAGAAGCGGGTGAGTATTATTACTTATATCCATCGTTGGCAACGGTTGATGGTGATGGAGATGCGGCTGGGCAATTAGGACAAACTTTAGATGGTGTAAACTACGCTAAAGGAATTTCTAAAAAGATAGTATCAAACATCCTATTACAATCAGCAAGTATTTCACAATTAGCAGGTTGGAATGTATTAAGACAAAATAAACCATTGATTCAAAAAGAAACTATTGCTTATTTAAGTTCATCTTGGACTGGAGTTGATGGTTTCTATTATAACGAAGCAAGTTGTAGTAGAGATGTTGCTTACATCATTGATAATGTAGCAACTGATTTATTATATGGTGGAAACGAAAGAAGTTCTAAAGCTGGAGAATACTATTTCTTATATCCTTCAAAAGCAACGGTTGGTGGAGTACCATCGATTAATGCACAATTGGAACAAACTGTACAAGGTATTAGATTTGCAGCAGGAACTGCACAAAATGTGTTATCAAATACATTATTAGAACAACCTACGCAATTCGTATCATCTTCAGTAAGTTTATTGAGAAGTAATAGAGGATTTATCCAAAATGAAACTATACAATATATAGATGCATTCTTCCCTAGCTTAGTTTACAATAGAGAAAAATGTAGAAGGGATGTTGGATACATTATTGATAACGTATCTACTGATTTATGGTATGGTGGAAATGAGAGAAGTATTATAGCTGGTGATTACTATTATCGTTACCCATCTTTAGCAACTAAGCAAGAGCAAGTAAGAGAAACTGTAGCTGGTGTTGAATACGCAAAAGCAGTATCAAAAGCAATTGTACAAAATGTATTATTACAAACTCCATCTTTGGTTTCAAATACTGATGGTAATATTAAAGTAGGTAATGTAGCACAAATAACATCATCGTTATCAGCTACAAATACTCAAATATCAAATATTAGTTCATCTTTCTCAACCGTAACAAAAATTATTGAAGGTGGTTTGGGTGTGTTACCAACTATTGTTTCTAATAACGAAGGTTTAATAAAAGTAACAAACGAAACACAAATAACATCATCAATATCAGCATCATCTGCTGAAGTTGGTGTTGTAACAGCATCATTTGGATTGATTAGAGATATAATCTATTGGGGTTCTGCTTCATTACCGGATTCATTAGCTAATAACTTCCAATATGGATTTAATAATAGTGTACCAACATTATTGCGTATTTCTTCATTCACTCAAACATTAGGAAGTGGTGAATATAATGCACAAACTTCAAGCGTAAGTTCTTCATTTGGTAATGTGATTAATGTTATCAACAACGGAACGGCTTCATTACCAACATTAGAAGCTAATACATCGGCAAGTGTAAGTGTAAGTGGTATTACTACATTCAAATCAACAACATCTGGTTCTGAATATCAAAAAAGTAGAATTGGAAACTTATTTGGTGTTGTTATGAATATAGTTGAGAGTGGTAAAAGTTCTATACCTGTATTATTATCAAATACATCAGCTAGTATTAAAGTAACAAATACTCCACAAATTATTAGTGGTAGTGGTAGTGATAGATTGCAAGCAAGATTAGTATCATCATCATTTGGTATTGTAATAGATTCATTATTAAATAATGGTACTAGCTCAATTGCTTATGTTGGACCAACTGGAATTAATACAAATGCAAAAATAACATCTGCATATAATTTGTTATTAAATAACCAACAAATGATTATAGATGAAACTATAACTTATATGAGTTCGTCTTGGAGTGGATTTAATTACACTCAATCATTATGTGAAAGAGATTTAGGATTGATTATTAGTGGAGCAGCATTTGATTTATTGTGGGGTGGTAATTCGGCATCATTAGTAAATGGTAAATATTACTTTGAATCAGCATCACAAGCTACTGGTTCACAATTAGACCAAACAATTACAGCAATTAGATATGCTGGTGGAATTATTGAAAAGGTTGTTAGAAATACACCATTGGTACATATTTCAGCATCATTACAAACATCAGCATCTTATACATCATTAATTAAGAACAAAGGATTCATACAATCTGAATCAATTGCTTATGTGAGTTCTTCTTGGGAAGGATTTATGTATGATGAAATTAAATGTGCTAGAGATATTGGTTATATTGTAGATGCGGTAGCAACCGATTTACTATATGGTGGAAATGAGAGAAGTATTGTAGCTGGAAGATATTATTATGACTTCCCATCACAAGCTACTTCAACTCAATTAGAACCTACATTGACTGGTGTAAGATACGCTAAAGGAACGGCAATGAATGTTGTTGTTAATAAACAATTCTTCTCACCAAACTCAAATAACCAAACTGCTTATAACTTAATCAAAGATAATAAGGAGTTCATTCAGGAAGAAACTGTAGCATTTGTAAACGCTAAATACCCTGAATTGGATTACATCGAATCTAAGTGTAGGAGAGATGTAGGATTTATTGTAGATGCGGTAGCAACTGACCTTCTTTATGGTGGAAATGAAAGAAGTAACAAAGCTGGTGAGTTCTATTACTTATATCCATCTTTAGCAACTGAAAATGAGCAAGTAGTTGAAACAACAACTGCGGTTGATTATGCTAGAAGATTAACACAAAATATTATTAATAGTGTAGTAATACCTACACCACAAATAATATCTAATACTCAAAATAGTATTAAGGTAACAAATACACCTCAATATTTGAGTTCATCATTTAGTGGTAGTGTATATGAAGCATCATTGGTATCAGCATCAATTTCAATTGTAACAAATATTGTAGCAAATGGTATTGGTGTAGCAGGAAGTCCTGTAAATTATACAACACCATCAACTGCATCAAACGTTTGGTACGCTTACAACTTATTAAAAGAGAATATCGGATTCATCCAAAACGAAACTATTGCATACATTAGTTCTTCTTGGAGTACGGCATCTTATGATGAGGCTAAATGTAAGAGAGATGTTGGTTTAATTATTAGTGGTGCGGCTGAAGATATGTTATTTGGTGTAGATTCTGCATCGATTGTAAATGGTAAGTTCTATTTCGAATCAGCATCACAAGCAACTGGTGACCAATTAAATTATACATTGGATGGATTGTTTTACGCAAGTAGATTAGCACAAAAAGTGGTTAGAAACGTAGAATTTGTGACAGCATCTTTATTAGTATCTGCATCTTACGCATTGATGAGAAATAATAAATTATTTATCCAATCGGAATCCGTAGAATATGTTGATTCTTCTTGGGTTGGATTGGATTATAATAAAGAAAAGTGTAGAAGGGATGTTGGTCATTTAATTGATGCAGTTTCAACTGACCTTTTATATGGTGGAAACGAAAGAAGTGCGATAGCTGGGGAATACTATTTCAAATACCCATCAGAAGCTACAACGGGTTCTCAATTAGACCCAACGGTAGATGCTATTGATTACGCAAGTGGTTTAGCAACTAAAGTAATTCAAAGTTTAACATTTGTAACCGCTTCTCAAATAGTATCGGCATCGGTTGGATTGTTGAGAGGAAATAGAAACTTCATACAGGAAGAAACAATGGCATACTTAACTGCTAGTTGGAGTACTTTTGATTATGATAAAGTAAAATGTAGAAGGGATGTTGGATACATCATTGATGGTGTAGCAACTGATTTACTATATGGTGGAAACGAAAGAAGTGTAATGAGTGGTGAGTTCTATTATAGATACCCATCAAAGGCAATACTATTGGGTGATGGTGATGGAGCTGGACAATTAAAACAAACTGTTGATGGTATAAACTACGCAAGTAGAGTAGCACAAAAAGTTGTTAAGAATATTGAATTCATAACCGCATCATTACAAGCTTCAGCATCATTTGATTTATTGAGAAAAAATAAATCATTTATAGCAGCGGAAACAATAGCTTATGTATCTTCATCTTGGAGTACTGTTTATTATAATCAAGCTTCTTGTTCTCGTGATGTTGGATACCTAATAGATGCAGCAGCAACTGATGTACTTTATGGTGGTAAAGAAAGAAGCGTAATAGCAGGAAACTTCTATTATCTATTCCCATCTAAAGCAACAAATGCTGGAGTACCTTCTGAACAAAATCAATTAGACCCTACAATTACTGGTGTACGATATGCTGGAAGATTGGCAACTAAAGTTGTAGTAAATCCAAAATTTGTAGAAGCTTCTGGTTCTGCAATTGGTGGTAGTAAGTTACTACAATTAAATAAATCTTTAATTCAAAAAGAAACTATAACATTCTTAAGTTCTTCTTGGAGTACTTTACAATACAACGAAGCAAGTTGTTCTCGTGACGTAGGATTTATTATAGATGCGGTTAGAACTGACTTAGTTTATGGTGGTAATGAAAGAAGTATTGAAGCAGGTTCATACTACTACAAAATTCCTTCGGTAGCAATTAAAGAATCTTATACTGATAACGGTGGTGTTGGACAGAAAAAACAAACTGTTGATGGTGTAAACTACGCAGGAGGTATATCTGAAAAGATTGTAGCACAAAAACAATTGTTAAGACCTGGTACCAAACGAATTGAAGCTACTAATAGATTAAGAGGAGCTAAAGAGGAATTAAAACAAAGAGCAATTGGATACACAAACGGAGCATTCCCTTACTTAGTTTATAACGAAGCAAGTTGTTCTCGTGATACCGGATTAATTGTGGATGCTTGTTGTACTGATTTATTCTATGGTGGAAACGAAAGAGCAATCGCAGCAGCATCATCATATTATACAGGACAATACGGAAATGCAGATGAGGTAATATTTAAACAAAGACTAGAAACTCTTGAAACTAATAGATATTTAAGAACTAGAGCAGAGTTTATAGCAGCTGGAGCACCTGTTGAATCATTTGGTTCTCTAATTGTGGCAACTGGTATTGACTACTCTTATAATGGTAGTGGTGTGACATTTAAAGCACTTCCTCCAAATCAGGGTGGTAGTGGTGTTGCTAATCCAGCATTTGAAATTACCGAATTGGGTGGTGGTAGAATCTTCTTTACCTCTGGTAACCAAGATGGTGACTTTAGAATTGGTACTGGTTTAAGTATTAATCAGGCAACTGGTACTCTTGTGGGTAGAACATTTAGTAAATCTCTATTCTCATTAGTAACTCCGTTCTCATTGGCACTACAAATATAAAAAAAGAAAATAAAAGATAAAATAAAATGGCAGAAGTTTTTGTACCACTAAATCGATTCCAGTCAGTTGTAACAAATCTGACTGGTGAAGAAGATGAAATATATATAACACCTTTAGGTGTATCATCAATTGTGCTATCAGCTCAAATTACAAATAATAGTTTGGTTACACAACCTGTAACTATTTTTGTAACATCAAATAGAGAATTACCTGTACCATCATTTGAAGGTCTTTATATTGGTTCTTCTTTTTATACTGGTTCTACATCTTTAGAAAATTTTAGTGGAAGTTTTGATAGCGCATCTGCACTTCTTACTTTGAATAGACAATTTATTCGTAAAGAAGTGGCAGCATACACATCATTTCAAAATAATTTGCAAGAAACTCCATTTACTTTTGTATCTTCTCGTTTTGAAGATTATGCATTAGGAGCAACTGATGCAGTTGCATACGATATAGCAAATTCAAAAACAATTAGAACGGATAAAGAGGCTAAAAATTATTTTTCAAAAAATGGTGTTAATACTATTAAAACTTTTTACGATGAAGAATATTCATCATCTTTATTTGCTTTAGATTATATCGGAAAATTAGCAGGACAAATTATAAAAAATCAATCAGTAACAGGTTCATCTGAAATTGGTAGATTATATCAAACAGCAGTAACTCAATCATTTAATTCAACGCTTGCTATAAGCGGTTCTGCATGGAGTGGTTCTAATTTTGTTATAACGGAATTATTGGGTGTTATAAGAGATACAATAGAAAATCCTAATTTGGTAGCACAACCACCCATAAAATTGGTAACAAATGTAACTATACCATCTGCTGACTCACTTTCACCTGTTGTAAGTGGTAAATTGGTGTTAGAAGAAGGATATGGATTCATTGTATCGGGTTCAACTGACTTAAGTGTGATTCTTTCTTTACTTGAAAGTGCAAATGAATAACGATATTATCATTGGGTAATATTTATAAGGGATTCATTATATTTATAAAAAAGCTGGAAAGTAACGAATGGCAATTAGTAATCTATTAACAGGAAGGGTAAGGGTAGTTTCACCTAAAAATGTAACATCGGAAAGGTATCAGTTTTTGGATTTATCCCAAGCTGAACCAAATTTAGGTGTCCCAAATTTCTCCGCATCACTTTCTGGTTCTCCAGCTATTGTAGTATCGGATGACCAGGGTAATAGAGCATTTGTACGAAGTTTGGACTTAGATAGAGCAACTGGAGCATTTACAGGCTCATTTACTGGTTCATTTACTGGTTCTTATTTTGGAGATGGTTCTCAATTATTTAATTTACCTGGAGCAACATTTATAGCAAGTGGTTCGGCAACAGCATCATTTCAACAAGGTGATTTATTAATTAACACAAACACTAGAGTTCAGGGTGACCTTTACGTTGATGATACAATTTATGCAGAAAGTTTAATTGTAAGTTATATATCATCTTCGGTAATATATTCATCTGGTTCAAACGTTTTTGGTGATAATTATAATGATACGCAACAATTTACTGGTTCTGTATTAGTTAGTTCATCTATTATTGTAAATGATATAACTGCATCTCAATCAATTAGTGGTTCATTCACGGGTTCTTTCTTTGGAGATGGTAGAGATATATTCAATTTACCACAAGCTACTAGATTAGTAACAGGTTCGGTAACGGCATCAGTAACACCCGAAGATGGATTTAAAGTAGTTTCAATTGATAGTGGTTCAACTTTTACTGGTTCTCTTTTTGTAAGTGGAAATATGACCATACCGTCTGGTAGTGGTTTCTTTAGTGGTAGTGGTGAGGGATTATTCAATATTCCATTATCTGCACTTAATATAGACTCATTAGTAGCTAGTAGAATTGCAAGTGGTAGCGTTACGGCATCAGTTTCTCCAACCGAAGGATTTAAAGTATTATCGGTTGCAAGTGGTTCAACTTTCACTGGTTCTCTTTTTGTAAGTGGAAACGTTGTAATACCATCTGGTAGTGGATTCTTTAGTGGTAGTGGTGAAGGATTATTTAACATACCTTTATCTGCACTTAATATTGATTCGTTGGTATCAACTGAATTGGCAAGTGGTAGTGTAACGGCATCCGTTTCACCTGTATTTGGTTTTAGAGTTGCATCACAAGAAAGTGGTTCTCAATTTACTGGTTCGATTAATATAAGTGGAAGTTTATTTGTAAGTCCTTTTAGTGGTTCACTACAATTAGCATCTGGTTCAAATTACTATGGTGAGGGACAGTATTTAAGAAACATACCTCGTTCGGCATTAACTGAAGATGCATTAATATCAAATGAAATTAAATCTGGTTCGATAACGGCATCGGTATCTCCTGATTTTGGATTTAAAGTACAAACTCCATTTACAGGCTCACAAATTGGTTCTCAATTCACTGGAAGTGTTGATGTAAGTGGAAGTGTTAAAGCATTTACATTTATTGGAGATGGTTCTCAATTAACAAATGTACAAGCAGCAGCTGCACCTAGAATAGAATCTGGTTCGGTAACTGCGTCTGTTTCACCTAATTTTGGATTTAGAGTAGAATCTGCACAAAGCGGTTCTGAATTTACGGGTTCAATTGAAGTAAGTGGTTCTATATTCTTAAATTCGGGTTCTTTTTATTCTGGTAGTGGTGAAAGATTATTTAATATACCAAGAGCAGCTTTAACACCAGACGCTTTGTTGAGTGTTGAGATTAAAAGTGGTAGTGTAACTGCATCGGTTTCTCCTCAATTTGGATTTAGAGTTGAATCTGCGGATAGTGGTTCTGAATTTACTGGTAGTGTTGATATAAGCGGTTCTATATTCTTAAACTCTGGGTCTTTTTATTCTGGTAGTGGTAGGGGATTATTTGATATACCTCGTTCAGCACTTGCTCCTGATGCACTTATATCAAATTTAATTGCAAGTGGTTCGGTTACTGCATCAGTAACTCCTGATTTCGGATTTACAGTAGATTCATTAGAAAGTGGTTCTAGATTTACAGGTTCTCTTTTTGTAAGTGGAAATATTGAAATTCTTACTGGTTCATTTAGTGGTAGTGGTAAGAATTTAAGAGAAATTCCATTAACAGCTATACCTGATTTAGACCTTTCAAAAATTGGTAGTGGTTCGGTAACAGCATCGATTAGACCTAATGAAGGATTTAGAGTAAATACATTCTCTACATTTACTGGTAGTATGCTAATATCGGCATCGGCTATATATCTACCAAGCGAATCAATACAAACTGTATTTAACGTAACTAATAGTGGAATTAGTCAGTATGTTTTTAGCGGAGCAGCTATTGGTACTAACCCAACATTAACTTTAGTAAGAGGTATTACTTATACCTTTAACGTAAATGCACCTGGTCATCCATTTTGGATTAAAACAATACAAACAACTGGTACTGGAGATGCATATAGTACTGGTGTAACAAATAATGGTGATGATGTTGGTGTAATTACATTTACACCAGCCAACGATTCACCATCACGATTATATTATATTTGTCAAAATCATTCAGCGATGAATGGTGTGATTGATATAGTAGATGGTATATTACAAAGAGGTCCTGATGTTACAATTAGTGGTAGTTTATTCGTAAGTGATAGAATTGTAGCAAGAGAAGTAACGGCATCAATAAGTGCATCTTATATTCAAGGTGATGGTGCTGGATTATTTAATATACCACGTTCGGCATTCACTGGTGATTCATTTAGAATCGCATCTGGTTCTGTAACTGCATCTGTTTCTCCTGTATTTGGATTTAAAGTAGAATCTACTGAAAGAGGTTCTGAACTTTCTGGAAGTGTTAAAGTAAGTGGTTCAATCGTTGCATCATCTGTAACGGCTGTATCAATGAGTGCATTTGATATAAGTGGTTCTTTCCAGGGTGATGGTAGTAGATTAACCAATATTGTAATTCCACCATTGGAAACTACACAAATAGCTAGTGGTTCGGTAACCGCATCGGCTATACCTGATAAAGGATTTGTTGTATTTTCACCAACCAATGGTTCACAATTTACAGGTTCTATTTTTATAAGTGGTAGTAGAGGTGTTGAACTTACGTCTGGTTCATCTTTTAGTGGTAGTGGTGCTAGGTTATTCGATATTCCTAGAACTGCATTGGCGCCGGACGCATTGGATACAAATAGAATTCTTTCTGGTTCGGTAACAGCATCGGTAACTCCTGATTTTGGATTTAGAGTTCAATCAACTGAAAAGGGTTCACAATTTAGTGGTTCATTATTCCTAAGTGGGTCTGTATTTTTAAGAACTGGTTCATTTAGTGGTAGTGGTAGACAATTATTTGATATACCAGTAGCTGCACTTTCTGATTTAGATACATCAAAAATATTTAGTGGTTCTGTAACTGCATCTGTATCTCCAAACTTTGGATTTGTAGTAACATCAGTAGCAAGCGGTTCTACAATTAACGGAAGTTTAGTAGTAAGTGGAAGTACTAGATTTAGAATGGGAGTATCCGCATCAGTATTTAGTGGTAGTGGTGCTGGTTTAACCGATATTCCATTTTCAGCACTTTCTCAAGAATTATTTAGAATCGCAAGTGGTTCTGTAACAGCTTCGGCATTGCCTGATAGAGGTTTTGTAGTTGAATCTGAATTGGTAGGTTCTGAATTTACTGGTAGTGTTGATATAAGTGGTAGTTTAATAATAACGGCAACTTCAGGCGCATTGGTATTAGGTTCATCATCCGCATACTATGGTGAAGGTACTTATTTAAGAAATATTCCTAGAAATGCTCTTAGTGAAGATGCATTAATATCAACTGAAATCAAATCAGGTTCAGTAACGGCATCGGTATCACCTAACTTTGGATTTGTAGTAAAATCGGCAGAAAGCGGTTCTGAATTTACTGGTTCGATTGATGTAAGTGGAAGTGTAACTGTAAAGAGTGGTTCATTCTTTATTGGTGATGGTAGATTCCTTAACAATATTACACTTGCTAACTTAGCAATTGATTCAACAAAAATATTTAGTGGAAGTGCAACTGCATCAATATCACCGAGCGAAGGATTTAAAGTAAATACTCATTCTAGATTTGATGGTAGTTTTATAGTATCATCATCAACAAGACCTACTCCTGATTATTTGTTAAATACTACATTTTTAGTAACAAATGATGGAAGTAGTGCTTATAATATAAGTGATACAATAATAAGTGGTTCTAATCCAACAATAACTTTAGTAAAAGGAGTAACTTATACTTTCAATGTAAATGCATCTGGACATCCATTCTACATTAAGACAGTAAATTCAATTGGAACTGCAAACGCATATAATACTGGTGTAACAAATAATGGTGATGATGTTGGGGTAATAATTTTTACACCACCATCTGATGCACCTAACGTATTATATTATAACTGCCAACTACATTCATCTATGTTTGGTGTGATTAATATAGTTGATGAAATCACAACACCAGCAACAATCCAATTTATTGGAAATACTAAAATAGAAGGTAATTTAACGGCATCTATGTTTAGCGGTAGTGGTAGAGGGTTATTTGATATACCTCGTTCTGCCATAACAGAAGATTCGGTTAGAATAGCAAGTGGTAGTGTAACTGCGTCTGTATCACCTGAAAGTGGATTTTTAGTTGAGTCTGTTATTAGTGGTTCTACGTTTAGTGGTAGTGTTGTTGTATCGGGTAGTATGTTCTTGAACTTTACGTCTGGTGCACTTTATATAGATTCATCCTCTGGACTTTATTCGGATGGACAATTCTTAAGAAACATACCTAGGTCAGCATTAACTGAAGATGCGTTAATATCTACTGAAATTAAGAGCGGTAGCGTAACAGCATCAGTAGCACCTGATTATGGATTTAGAGTAATAACCGATTCAACTTCATCAATTGATGAATTTGGTGTATATACTACACAAATTGGTTCTAGATTTACTGGTAGTGTTGATGTAAGTGGTAGTTTATTTATAAATGAAGTTAGTGGAGCAATATATTTACAATCATCTTCAAATTATTATGGTGAAGGTAGGTATCTAAGAAATATACCTAGGTCAGCACTAACGGAAGATGCACTTATTAGTACTGAAATAAAATCAGGTTCAGTAACCGCATCGGTAACACCTGATGAAGGATTTAGAGTTATTACTGATAGAACTGGTTCACAAATTGGTTCTCAATTTACTGGTTCTGTTAATATAAGTGGTTCTCTTATTTCAGATGATGTAACTGCTAGAGGGTTCTTCTTTGGAGATGGTAGATTTATTACCAATGTACAAGCGGCAGCAGCACCTTTAATAGCTAGTGGTTCAGCAACCGCATCAGTAGCAAGTGGAGAATCATTTGTAGTAATAACCTCAAAAACAGGTTCGCAAATTGGTTCTGAATTTACTGGTTCGATTGGAGTAAGTGGTTCGGTTTCCGCATTTGATGTAACATCAACTGGATTCTTTTTTGGTGATGGTAGATTTATCACTAATGTAGTAGCAACCGCAGCACCATTCATAGCTAGTGGTTCAGCAACGGCATCGGTAGCAAACGGATTTGATTTTAGAGTAATAACTGCAGCAACTGGTTCGGAAGTTGGTTCTGAATTTACTGGTTCGGTTTCTGTAAGTGGTTCATTGACCGCTGATGATTTAACGGCAAGAGGATTCCTTTTTGGTGATGGTAGATTCATTACCAATGTACAAGCAGCAGCAGCTCCGTTGATAGCAAGTGGTTCGGCAACTGCATCCGTACAAAGCGGTGATACTTTTAGAGTAGTAACTGCACCTTTATCTGGTTCATATCGTTCTCAATTCACATCATCCGTAGCAATTAGTGGTTCAATAACTGCATCTATTTACTTTGGTGATGGTGGCGGATTATTTAACATTCCACCTGATGCGATTGAAAATTTAGAGTTAGCTAAAATTAACTCTGGGTCTGGATTTGCACAAATTGACCCTACTAAGTTAGAAGTAAACGTACCAATAACAGCATCTCGTTACGATGGAGATGGTAGTGGATTATTTAACATTCCACCTGAAGCGTTGGATGACCTTAAGATTGATAGAATTCAATCTGGTTCGTTTGAAGCCGTAATTTCTCCAAATAGAGGATTGGAAATTGGAACTAGAACATTCGTGTCTGGTAACTTAAGTGTTAGTGGTGGATTATTTGTGACTGGTGGAAATGTAACTGTATCTTCTGGTTCATCGTTTATTGGTGATGGTAGTGGTTTGACAAATATTAATATTGCAAACTTATCATTTGAAACATCTTTATTACAATCAGGTTCGGCAATAGCTAGAATATCTCCAAATTTTGGATTTGTAGTAAATACATCATCTTTGATTGATGGTAATTTAGTAGTATCAAATAAAATAACTGCAAGTAATTTAATATTTGCACCATTATTTACTGGTTCTTTCTTAGGTACTTATAATTTCCAAGGAGTAGGTCCTACCGCATCCGCAGAATATGATATTTTAAGATTTGATACTGATAGAGGATATTTTGTACCTCAACCTGAAACATCATTAACTGAAACTGTATCATTCAATAGTGTAAGCGATTTAACTATCGTACACAACTTGGGAATTAGATACCCAATGGTACAGGTATATGCAACTGGTTCTGAAGACCAATTATTGCCTGGTCAAATTATTTCAATTGATGATGACACAATCCAAATTAAATTTGCTGGATTAACATCTGGACATGTTGTAATTGGTAGTGGTGGTTCTCTAATTAATGGAACAATAAATGGTGATAGAGTATTTGGACCAGTACTATCAGCATCTTATGCAGTAACTGCGGAATTTGCAAAAACTGTAGCTGGATTTGATTCGGCATCATTAGCAAATTTATCAGCATCATTGAGTGATACTGCTCAATATGTAAGAAATAATCAAACATCATCAATGTCTGTATTTAGTGCAGTAAGTTCTTCTTACGCATTAACTGCATCTTATATTGAAAATTTAAGTGGATTAAATCTAACTGATTATGTAAGAAATGATAGAACATCATCAATGACAGTTTTATCAGCATCATTCGCTAGAACGGCATCTTACGCATTATTCGCACAAAATGCATCAAATGTAGATACAACAAACTTTGTTCAGAATTCACAAACTGCATCAATGTTGGTTGGTACTGCTTCATTAGCATATACTGCATCTTACGCTCTTTACGCTCTAAATGCGGAAGGAGTAAATACGGCATCATTCTTACAAGTAAATAAAGACAGTAGTATTAACGCAAACTTAACTGTTAGTGGAAGTTTGGGAGTTAGTGGTAGTTTATTATTACAAAGTTTACAAACTGGTTCATCCGAAGATGTTGTAATTTGGAATAGTGTAACAAAGAAATTAGAAAGAAGAAATATAGTAGCGGCAGTTGGTTCTTCTGGAACTGGTGGTACTTCTGGGTTAGATGGTACTGCTGGTTCATCTGGTTCTTCTGGAACTAGCGGAACATCTGGTTCTTCTGGAACAAGTGGTACTTCTGGTTCTGCTGGAAGTAGTGGAAGTAGTGGTACAAGCGGACAAGATGGTTCTTCTGGTTCTTCTGGAAGTAGCGGTAGTAGTGGTTCGAGTGGTAGCAGTGGTTCTTCTGGAAGTAGTGGAAGTAGTGGTTCAAGCGGTAGCAGTGGAACAAGCGGTAGTAGTGGAACGAGTGGTAGTAGTGGAACGAGTGGTACAACTGGTTCAAGTGGTACTTCTGGTAGCAGTGGTACTTCTGGTAGTAGTGGTTCAAGCGGTTCGAGTGGTAGCAGTGGTTCAAGCGGTACTACTGGGTCATCTGGCTCTTCTGGTTCATCAGGAAGTAGTGGAAGTAGTGGAAGTTCTGGAACAAGCGGTACATCTGGTACATCTGGTACATCAGGAACGTCTGGCACATCGGGAACTTCTGGAACATCTGGTTCAAGTGGAAGTGGTGGTTCATCGGGAACTTCTGGTACAAGCGGAACATCAGGAACATCAGGCTCTTCTGGTTCATCCGGCTCATCTGGTAGTGGTGGAACTTCTGGTAGTGGTGGAACAAGTGGTTCATCTGGAAGTGGTGGCACAAGCGGAAGCGGTGGAACATCAGGAACTTCTGGTACAAGCGGAAGTGGCGGAACTTCTGGTTCAAGCGGAAGTGGAGGAACTTCTGGTAGTGGTGGAACGACTGGTTCTGCTGGTACATCAGGAACTTCTGGGTCTTCAGCAACAGCTGGTACTGGTGGTACATCTGGTACTTCTGGAACAAGCGGAACTTCTGGAACAAGCGGAAGTGGAGGTACATCGGGCACAAGCGGAAGTGGTGGTACATCGGGTACTTCTGGTAGTGATGGTTTGAGTGGAACTTCGGGAACTTCTGGTACGTCTGGTACAAGTGGTAGTGGTGGTACATCGGGAACTTCTGGTACAAGTGGCACAACGGGCTCGGCAGGTACATCAGGAACTTCTGGTTCATCTGGAAGTAGTGGTACATCGGGTACAAGTGGTGAAGATGGAACTTCTGGAACTAGTGGAAGTAGTGGAAGTAGTGGAACATCAGGTACAACAGGTAGTAGCGGAACTTCTGGTTCTTCTGGAACATCTGGGTCATCTGGAAGTAGTGGTTCTTCTGGAAGTAGTGGTACTTCTGGTACTACGGGTTCAAGCGGTACTTCTGGAACTAGCGGTACGTCTGGTACAAGCGGAACGGATGGTACAAGTGGTACATCTGGGTCAAGCGGTAGTAGTGGTACTTCTGGTACAACAGGTTCATCTGGGTCAAGCGGTAGCAGCGGTACATCGGGTACAAGCGGAACGGATGGTACAAGTGGTACATCTGGTTCTGCTGGAAGTAGTGGAACATCCGGAACAAATGGTTCGGCTGGAACATCAGGTTCGTCTGGTTCAAGTGGTACATCTGGAACTGATGGTACAAGTGGTTCAAGTGGTTCTTCGGGAACTTCTGGTTCAACTGGAACTGATGGAACTTCTGGAACAACAGGTTCTGATGGAACTTCTGGAACAAGTGGTTCTGATGGTAGCAGTGGAACAAGCGGAACTTCTGGAACAAGCGGAACTTCTGGTTCAACTGGAACTGATGGAACTTCTGGAACAACAGGTTCTTCTGGAACTTCGGGAATAGATGGTACATCTGGAAGTAGTGGTACAAATGGAACTACTGGTACTGCTGGTAGTAGTGGTACAAGTGGTACGCAAGGAACGTCTGGTTCTGATGGTACTTCTGGTTCATCTGGAACAAGTGGTTTGGATGGTACATATTTTGGTAGTAGTGGAACAAGCGGAAGTTCAGGAAGTAGTGGTACTTCAGGCACAAGCGGTACTTCAGGAACAAGCGGAACTTCTGGATTGGATGGAACTTTCTTTGGTAGTAGTGGTACTTCTGGTAGTGAAGGTTCTTCTGGAACTTCTGGTAGTGGAGGTTCTTCTGGAACTTCTGGTTCAACTGGTACTGGAGGAACTTCGGGAACAACTGGTACATCTGGTTCTTCTGGATTAAATGGTACATTCTTTGGTACAAACGGAACAAGCGGAACTTCTGGGACAAGTGGAACAAGTGGTTCATCGGGTTCAACTGGTACAGCTGGTTCATCGGGTACTTCTGGTATATCTGGTAGTTCTGGATTGGATGGAACGTTCTTTGGTTCTTCTGGAACGTCAGGAACTTCTGGTTCTAATGGAACTTCTGGTTCAACTGGTACTGCTGGTTCAAGCGGAAGTAGTGGTACATCTGGTACTTCTGGATTGGATGGAACTTTCTTCGGTTCAAGTGGAAGTAGTGGTAGTGCTGGTTCATCAGGAACTTCTGGTGCTGGTTCAAGTGGTAGCAGTGGTTCTTCTGGAAGTAGTGGTACAAGTGGTTTAGATGGTACATTATTTGGTTCAAGCGGAAGTAGTGGTTCATCGGGAACTTCTGGAGCCGGAACTTCTGGTAGTAGTGGTAGTACGGGTTCGTCTGGTTCAGCTGGTACTTCTGGTTTAGATGGTACATTCTTTGGAAGTAGTGGTACAAGTGGATTGTCTGGTACTAATGGAAGTACAGGAACTGCTGGTTCTTCTGGTACTTCTGGTATTAGTGGTACAAATGGTACTTCTGGAACTTCTGGTTTTGATGGTACATTCTTTGGAAGTAGTGGTACATCGGGTAGTTCTGGAACAAGCGGAACTTCTGGTTCAACTGGTACTGATGGTACAACAGGTTCAGCAGGTACTTCTGGTATTTCTGGAACAAGTGGATTTGACGGTACATTCTTTGGTTCATCAGGAACTTCTGGTACTTCTGGTACTTCTGGTTCAACTGGTACTGCTGGTTCTTCTGGTTCAACTGGTACTGATGGTACTTCTGGTATTTCTGGAACAAGTGGATTTGACGGTACATATTTTGGTTCGTCTGGAACATCAGGAACTTCTGGTTCTAATGGAACTTCTGGTTCAACTGGTACTGATGGAACTTCTGGTTCAACTGGTACAAATGGAACAAGTGGAAGTAGCGGTTTAAATGGTACATTCTTTGGAAGTAGTGGTACTAGTGGAGCTAATGGTTCTACTGGAGTAGCTGGTACTTCTGGTACTTCTGGTACAACACCTCCAAACTTTACGTCTGGAACTTCTGGAAGTGGAGGTACATCCGGCATAACAGGAACTTCTGGTACTTCTGGTACAACACCTCCAAACTTTACATCTGGAACAAGTGGAAGTTCCGGACAAACTGGTACTTCTGGTACTTCTGGTACAACTCCGCCTAACTTTACATCTGGAACAAGTGGAAGTGGTGGCACATCAGGACAAACTGGTACATCAGGAACTTCTGGTACAACACCTCCAAACTTTACGTCTGGAACTTCTGGTACAAATGGATTTAGTTTAAATGGTACAACCAATAATGGATTACTTACATATCAAGATGTTCCTGTTGCGGCTTTTGTTGAAAGTAATTTAACATTTGATGGTACTACTTTATCCATAACAGGAAACATAGTATCTTCTACACATATAACTTCAACTACATTTAGAGAAACTTATATTGATTTAGGAACTGGAACAAGCGCAACATTAGACCTATCAACAGCAAATAATTTTAGAAGACAATTTAGTGGTACATCTACATTAACATTCTCAAACCCACCTGCCTCAAATGCATTTGGATTTACATTTACAATGATAAACGCTGGTGGTTATTCAATAACTTGGCCTGCTAGTGTAGATTGGGTTAATGGAAGTGCTCCAATATTAACATCAATTGGTACTGATGTATTATCATTCTTTACATTTAATGGTGGTACAACTTATTACGGATTTGTAGTTGGAAAAAATATGAGTTAATAATTATAGTTATGAGTATAGCAAGAAAATTAATACCATCGGATTCAGCAGAAGTGTTTCCATTTGTATTTAGAATCCAAACAACAACAGCAAATACAGTATTTACTGTACCTTTGGTTGATTTTGGATTACTAAAACCAAATCTTACGATAAGTTGGGGTGATGGTACATCATCTCCTTTGATAACATCATCATCTTCTACCGATAGAATCAAAACATACACAACACCGGGTACATATACTATTACTATTAGTGGATTTATGCCAGGATTTTCGGTAAATAATAATATTAATATTAGAAATCTTATTATCGAATTAGTACAATGGGGAATTGTTGGATTAAGAACTATAAATTTTTATGGTTGTCAAAATTTAACATCTATTCCTGGTAGTGCAACTCTTGATGATGTTGGTGGATATACTGGATTAGCAGAAGTTGTAAATTTCAACTCATTTTTTCAAGCAACTAGATTAGCAAATATACCAGCTGACCTTTTTGATTATTCACCAAATGCTACAACGTTTTCAAATACATTCGCATCGATATTAACATTGACAAGCGTACCAACTGGATTATTTGATAACGTACCTTCTGCAACTACATTTGCATCTTGTTTCTTTGCATGCACCGCACTTACTTCAGTACCATCAACATTGTTTGACCAAAATATAAACGCATCAAACTTTTCTGGTACTTTTAGAAATTGTAGAGCACTTACAAATGTATTACAATTTACAAATAATGTAAACGCATTGATTTTTAATAACTGCTATAATATGAGTTCTACAACAAATGCACTTACAGGCACAGCACCTGAATTATGGAATAGAACCCCAACACCTTCTGGAACTGATTGTTTTAATAATTGTGTTAATTTAACAAATTTCGCAACAATACCTGCAAACTTTAAGTAATATGTATTTAAGAATTATAGATGAAACGATAAATTATCCTTATACTATTAAGGAATTGAGAGAAGCCTATCCTAATGTAAGTTTACCTGCTGAATTATCGGATGAAATGTTGGCAGATTGGGATGTGTATGTGGTTACTCCAACTACAATGCCAAATGATTATACAAAAAATATTACCGAAGGAACTCCTGTTTTGACGGATGGTGTATATTATCAAAATTGGATTCAAATAAATGCAACCGAATCTGAAATAAATTATAGATTAGAAAACCAATGGGAAGAAGTAAGAATAATTAGAAATGAATTACTTAAAGAATCTGATTGGACTCAATTAAATGATATTTCTCAAACAATAAAAGATTTGTGGAGTACTTATAGACAAGAATTGAGAGATGTAACGAATCAGCAAAATCCGTTTAATATAGAATGGCCTGTAAAACCCTAAAAGATATGGAAGTTTATATTTATACCTATAACAAAATAGTTAAGGTAAAATGGTAATACACAATCCTATATTTTCGGGTTCTATAATTCAAGATAGAAATAATGCTTTTGCGGATTTAAGTGGTTCGTTTACTGGTTCTTTAACTGGTTCATTTAAAGGTACAATTGATGTTCAACAAGCATCATTTGCAAATTTAAGTATAACTAATAAATTATCGGTAAGTGGTTCTTTAATAATGACCGGTTCTATGAATTTGAATGCCGGTGGATATTTAGTAGATGGGGTGAATGTATTAGATTCAGCTATCGCATTTGCAATAGCGTTGGGATAAAAAAATAAAAAAAAATGGCAAACGCATTTAAAAATAGTATAGCAAGTTCAATTGGAACAACTGGTGTGCCGGTTTACACAACACCAGCAAATACATCAACAACGGTAATTGGTGTTGGTGTGGCAAACGTAAATACAAACAATATTTCGGTTAGTGTAATGGTGAGAGATGTATCTGCAAATAAAGTTGCATACGTTGTTAAAGATGCGTTGATAGTGCCTGGTAGTTCTAATGTGTTGGTTGGTGGTGAACAAAAGTTAGTTTTAGAAAGTGGAGATTTTCTTTCGGTAACATCATCATTAGCTAATTCGGCAGATGTAATTGTTTCGGTATTGGAGATAACATAAAAGTTTTAATGAATGGAATATTTGGGTAAAAGTCCTAATGGGTTAAATCAACTAAGTTCATCCTTAGTTGGTTTGTTTGTAAGTGGTAGTAATATAGCACAATTTTCATCAGCATCAGTAAATGTTGTTGGTAGTGTTACTGCTTCTGGAATACAAGCATACGAAATAGATTCTTTTGGAAACTTACCATTGGAAATAAAATCTAATACTCAAATAACTGGGTCTTTAGCTGTATCATCTTCAATAACCGCATCTTTATTTAGAGGTGATGGTGCCGGATTGTTTAATATATCAGCCACATCTATTGGTGATATTGATAAAATAAAATCAGGTTCAGCAACTGCAATAATTTCACCAAATAAAGGGTTGGTAGTAAATGTACCAACTTCAATTGATGGTGTATTGGCAGTAAACGGAAATTCAAACATAACTGGTTCAGTTGTAATAAGCCAAAACTTAAATGTGGCTGGAAAAATTACAACAACTGAATTACATACAACATTTATATCATCTTCAGTAATATTCTCATCTGGTTCAAATAAATTTGGTGACAACGTTATTGATAGACAAGAAATAACTGGTTCTTTAAACGTAAGTGGTTCTATATTTGTAGGCGGAAATACAATACCAACCGATAATACAACAAATGAGGTGTTGGTGTTGAATACTACAACTGGTAGAATTAGTAGAAGATTTGCAGCAGCAACTTCTGGTACATCAGGAACTTCTGGCACATCAGGAACTTCTGGAACATCAGGAACTTCTGGAACATCAGGAACTTCTGGCACATCGGGAACTTCTGGAACAAGCGGAACTTCTGGTACATCAGGAACTTCTGGTACATCAGGAACTTCTGGTACATCGGGAACTTCTGGTACATCGGGAACTTCTGGAACATCAGGAACTTCTGGTACAAGTGGAACATCGGGTTCTTCTGGTACTCGTGGAACAAGCGGAACTTCTGGAACATCAGGAACTTCTGGCACATCGGGAACTTCTGGTACAAGTGGTACATCTGGTTCTAGTGGAACAAGCGGAGCTAGTGGTAGTAGTGGTAGTAGTGGAACATCTGGAACTTCTGGCACAAGCGGTACATCTGGAACTTCGGGTATAAGTGGTAGTAGTGGAACGAGTGGAAGTAGTGGAACAAGTGGTTCTTCTGGAAGTAGTGGAACGAGTGGAAGTAGTGGAACAAGTGGTTCATCGGGAACTTCTGGTATAAGTGGTACATCAGGAACTTCTGGTATAAGTGGTACATCAGGAACTTCTGGTACATCGGGAATAAGTGGAAGTGCTGGTACGTCTGGTACAAGTGGTATAAGTGGTACATCGGGAACTTCTGGTACATCAGGAACAAGTGGAACATCGGGAACTTCTGGATTAACTGGAGCCGGTGGTGGTACTGGAAGTTCTGGTTCAAGTGGTTCTTCTGGAACTTCAGGAACATCTGGAACAAGCGGAACATCAGGAACTTCTGGGACTAGTGGTATAGGTGGAGCAAGTGGTACTAGCGGAACATCAGGAACTTCTGGGACTAGTGGTACATCGGGTATAAATGGAAGTAGTGGAACATCCGGTACACGTGGAACTTCTGGTACAAGCGGAGCTAGTGGAACTGGTGGTACTTCTGGTACATCAGGAACTTCTGGGACTAGTGGTACATCTGGTACATCGGGTACTTCTGGTACTTCTGGTACTTCTGGTTCACGTGGAACTTCTGGAACAAGTGGAGCCAGCGGAAGTGCAGGTTCATCGGGAACTTCTGGAACAAGTGGCACATCCGGAACTTCGGGTATAAGTGGTTCATCGGGAACTTCTGGTACATCAGGAACTTCTGGTACATCAGGAACTTCTGGTAGTCGTGGTACAAGCGGAACTTCTGGCACAAGTGGAGTAAGTGGAAGTGCCGGTACAAGTGGTACTTCTGGTACAAGCGGAACATCGGGAACATCTGGAACATCGGGAACTTCTGGAACATCTGGAACTTCTGGAACATCTGGAACTTCTGGAACATCGGGAACTTCTGGAACATCAGGAGTAAGTGGTTCATCAGGAACTTCTGGTACAAGTGGAACATCGGGAACTTCTGGAACAAGCGGTACGTCTGGAACATCAGGAACTTCTGGAACAAGTGGTGTAAGTGGTTCATCGGGAACTTCTGGTACATCGGGAACAAGCGGTACATCAGGAACAAGCGGTACATCAGGAACAAGAGGAACTTCTGGTACAAGCGGAACTTCTGGTACGAGCGGAACATCCGGTACATCAGGAACATCTGGAACAAGTGGTTCATCTGGAACGCGTGGGACTTCTGGAACTTCTGGAACTTCTGGTACATCAGGAACTTCTGGAACAAGCGGAAGTAGTGGTTCATCTGGATTACTATCATTAACTGGTACAACTGATAATGGTGTAATCACATTAAATGGAACTGCACCAAACGCAACTGTTGAAGCAAACTTAAAATTCGATGGTAGTACATTGACAGTAACGGGGGATGCTACAATTAGTGGTAACTTAACTGTAAGTGGTACAACAACTACAATTAATACCGAAACAATCCTATTAGCGGATAATATTATAACTCTTAACTCAAACTTCACATCTGGAGCACCAACTGAAAATGCTGGTATCGAAGTTAGGAGAGGTTCATCTGCAACTGTACAATTTTATTGGGATGAAACCAATGATAGATGGTATGCAGATAATACATTACAGGTTGTAGGCAACGTAATCCTTAGTGGTACAATAGATACTGGACAGGGAGCAACGGAAGTTCATTTAATGAATCAGAATCTTCGTACAACTGATAACGTAACACATGCTACAATTACAGCAACAAATGGTGTAAGTGTAACTGGTGGAAACCTTTCAGTAAGTGCTGGTAATATAACTATAAGTGGTACAATAGATACTGGACAAGGTGCAACCGAAGTTCATTTAATGAACCAAAACGTTAGAACTTCTGATAACGTACAATTTGCAACAGTAAACGCATCTAATTTTAGAGATGGTAATGGTGCATTCAACGTAAACTTAGGTAGTGGTGGTTCTGAAGGTAGAGGTTTAGTTGCTGGATATAGTGGTGGATGGTATGGTGGTATCGGGTATAACGTAAGACATACAGGTACATCTGGTACTTTAATAGCACCATTAACCGATACGGCAACATATCTTAATTTTAGTCAAGGATTTACTTTCTATAATGACCAAACAACTACTGCTGGTAGAACTATTGGTTGGACTCAAATCGGTAGATTAGATAGTGCAGGTACATTTACAATTCCTGGTAACTTAGTTGCGGCACAGGTAAATACTGGACAAGGTTTAACTGAAGTTCATTTAATGAACCAAAATGTTAGAACAACTGATAGTGTAACATTTGCTAATATAAGTGCTGCTAATACAACTGTTAATAATTTAATTTTACCACAAAATCCGGTAGGAACAACTTATGGAAATGGTGTATCAACAACACCACCATATATGATTTCCCAAACCGTTGGTGATAATGATGGTTGGCGAATTTTTGGTGAAACATCTACAACAAATGCCGTAAGAATGGTATTTGAATTGATTGATGATATTGAAACTGCATTTACTGACCAATGGGCGTTTAGAAATAAATTAACATACGGTGGTTATACTGCAAGAAATGAATTCCAAATATCAGGAGATGGAGATGCATTAGCTCGTACATCGATGAGGGCTCCAATTTTTTATGATAGTGATAATACTGGATATTATGGTAATTTTGCAGCAACATCCGAATTAAATGCCGCAAATCTATATGGAACTTGGGCTTGGAGAAATGGAGCACAACAAAACTTCTACACATCAGCTGGAAATTTAAGAGGATATATTCAGGCAACTGATACCGATGATGCACACTTCATTATAGCTACATCCGGTGGTGAAGATATATCATTTAGAGATGGTGGACTGGCGGGATCTGTGAATATGGTAATTAGAGGAAATGGTACGGTTCAGGCATACGATGATTTCAGAGCACCAATATTCTATGATTCGGCAGATACAACATATAGAATTGATGCAAATGGCACATCTGTTGTTGATATAATGGAATTTGGTGGTGATATATCAACTAACACTTCAAATGGTTCTAAAATGTTTGGTATGTTTATACCGGATGGTAAATATCAAACTCGTAATTGGCATGCTGGTGATGGTGGATATGTTTGGGGTGGAATGCAATATAGAACAGGATTATCGGATTCTCCAATTGGTTCATACGCACATAGCGGAAACTTTGCCGCTTGGGCAGGATGGAGACAAAACGGATGGGTGCCAATTGATAGAACAAAAACATATAAAGTTTCTGCTTGGATAAGAACAACATCTGGTAATCCATATTGCTATCTTTCATTTACGCAAGCTGGATTTGATTATTCTCAACCTGATAATGGTGGTTGGGGACAACCTTATTATTGGAGTGGTGTGGCACCATCTTCTTGGACAGAATACACAATGACTATTGGACCTGCTGGGTCTGGAGCTCAATATACTTGGTATTCATACGCAAGATTCATGCAGTTAGGCTTCCTACATAACTATTTGTATAGTGGATATAGTGGAAATGCGGAATTTGTAGGATTTAAAATTGAAGAAGTTGATAATACATTAGCTAATAATACTGTTGTATTAGGACCTATTTACGCAACTCAATTTATTGATAATAATGATGGTAGTTTCTTAGTTGACCCTAATGGTACTTCTAGACTTAGTGTTTTAACACTAACATCTACATTCAATTTACCAAACAACGCATTAGTATCAGTAAATAATGAGCCGGATACTTGGGGTGCTAGATTTAGAACAACAACATCTACATCAAACTTAGGTTCGGCACTTAAAAATATTATTTGGACAGGTGGGGGTAGTTCCGAAGGTTTTGCAGTTTCTGGAGTAGGAACTGGTGGATATGCATTAGAAGTAAGAAATGATGGTATAGCTTGGGCTAGGAGTTCATTTAGAGCACCTGAAATTTACGCTGACCGTTTTTATGATGATGATGGAACATTTGCATTTAGATTTGCACCAAATACTGGTGTATCTAGAGCGATAAACTTGGCAAGTAGTACATCAGACCCATCAAGTGTTGGTTCAGCATCTGGTATCACATCTGGACAAAGAAGTGATGGACAACCATACTATATGCTTTATGTACCATCTGCTTATAACAATGGATATAGTACACATACTCGTTTAAGATTAAATTGGCATACTGGTGTTGAAATAGGAGCTGACCCATCGTATGGTGGTACTAGATTCTTTAACGGAAACTTACCAATTTACGGAAGTGAAATAATGTCAATCGGTGCTGGTGATTCTAATATAAGAATTACAAACACTTTATTTGTTCCGTATATTGCAGATAGAGACAATACGGCATTCTATCTAAACCCTGCTGATACGGGAAATTCTATTAATATAGCAGGTTCATTACGAGCAGCTAATTATAATAAACCGGCTATTATGTCTGTGTCAAGCGGAACATCTTCAGCTGGGGCATCATTTGGAATTCAACAAGAAACGGCTGAAGGTTGGACAGGTATATTTGTAGATTATGAACCATATACTGGATGGGGATTCTACCATGATAATCCAAACAACCTATTTTCGTTTACTTCTGAAGGTTCAACTGGGCAAATTCGTTCATTTACTGTACCATCGAGAGTAAGTGGTAATAGAACGGCTTATGAGAAACTTAGAATTGACCAAAATAATGGTGATATAATTGTTGGTAGAGATGGTTATGCACAATCATCATTTAGAGCACCAATATTCTATGATAGTAACAACACAACATATTATATAGACCCTAATAGTAACTCTGTTATAAGAGGTAGATTGGATGTTCAGGCTGGACATGGTAATACAAATATAAGATTAACTGCAATAGGTGGGGAGATGGGTTCTGGTGTACAATCTACTATGCAGTGGTGGGTATCTGAACCGGGTGTAACTTGGAACGATGGTGGTTTTGGATATAACGTACAAAACGATGGTGGTTCTCCTTCTGGATTTGGTAGATTGAATACGGGATTAGGACAGGCTTACATGAGATTCAGTACAGCTGGGCATTTATATTTTTATAACACAAATACTTCTGGTACTAGATATTCTACTATGGATATGTATGCTAGTAATTACATATATGTTCATAACTATTTAGAAGCAGGTAGTTCATTAAGAGCACCAATATTCTACGATAGTAATAATACTGGATTTTATACTGACCAAGCATCTACATCTCGATACAATGAGATAAGAGCTAACAAAATGCGTGCTGATACCAATGGTGCTATGAGTGATGACCAGGGTTGGTGGACGCATGACCCGTATGGATATGGGTGGGGTAAACCACATGGTTCATTCCGTACATTGGAGGTATCTACATCTGGTAATTTCAGTACTGAACCAATGTTGTTCCGTATGCACCAGTGGGGTTCTGGAGCAGCAGAATTCTGGAAACCACAAGGTCTTACTCTTTTCTTGAGAGAAACTCCAATTGGTGGTAATATTAAGCACAGTAACTGGTTTACTCGTTTTTATGTACAAAGATACATTGAAACGGATGAATCAATGAGAGCGCCAATTTTCTACGATAGTGATAATACTGGATATTATGTAGACCCTACCGGCGAAACAAACTGGCAAGGATTAACTTTATATGCAAAAAATAGAATTGGTTTAGCCGCTAAGGAGCAGTATAGAAGAAGTGATTACACTGGTGATACTAACCACTGGACTGGTGCTAGAGGATGGGGTACTACTTCATTCAATGACCAAATGAACTGGGGTTCTGGTTGGGGTGATTCTTGGGGTAGTATTGGACAATCTCCTGGCGATACTTCTCATTATTTAACGGCACAAGTATATCACTATTCTTATTCTGGAGTTGGATATGGGTGGCAATTAACTGGTGGTGTTACTGATTCATTGTGGTGGAGACATAGCTGGCCATCTAATAGCGGTTGGTTCAAAATCGCAATGTATGATAATAATGCATCAGCGGGTGGTGCGTTATGGGCAGGTATATTTTATGATTCAAATGATAGTGGATATTATTTAGACCCAAATACTACATCAAATGCTGCATTAAGAATTAGAGGTGGTACATTACATGGACCTAACCCAAGTTGGGGAAAATATTTAGCAGTTGGTACAAACGGACATTGGACCGGTGGTTATGCTAGTGTTGCTGTAACCAATGGTAACCTTCACTTAGATTCTGAAGGTGGGTATGGTATGTACCTACAATGGTATGTTGGTGGTAGCACCTATGTAAATGGTGATATACGTGCAAACATATTCTATGATTTGCAAAACACCTCATATTATTGTGACCCTACTGGATATTCTCAATTTAGTAGTGGTGAGTTTAACAACTATATGAGAGCAGCTCGTATAGACTTCATTGGTACGGGTGGTAACTCTGGACAAGGTACAAATGCATACTCTATCTTCCAAGAAGGTGGTGGATGGGGTTATCCTTATCCGGATTTAAGAATTGCATACCATACTGGTATCAAATTAGGAGCAAACGGACCTTCTTATGAAGGAACAAGAGTTTACACCGATTATGATATGAGTGATTTAGCAATCCAATTGTGTGGACCATCAAACTATTCATTTAAGTATAAATGGATGTGGACAAATGATACTGGATATTATTCTAGTGTAAATGGGGCACACTGGTATCCAAATAACATCACCTATGGTGCTTGGAGAATGGATGGTAATCGAAATGGTTGGTATGGACACGTAATTGATTCGGCGTATTTACCTCACTATATGTGGGAGAGTGGTAATGGTGGAATATATTTACAAAATGCCGGAAGATGGGTATTATATCATTCATTGGGAAATAACTGTACCGGATTGGGTACATCAGCAACATCTGGCGCATACGGTATATATGTAGATAAAGGTGTTTACACTACTGGAAACGTTGTAGCTTACTCCGATAGACGTGCAAAAGAAAATATTGTAACTATTGATGATGCATTAAGTAAATTAATGCAATTAAGAGGTGTTTATTACAATAGAATAAAAGATGAAGATAAAGTAAGACAATTGGGTGTAATTGCACAAGAAGTTAATGAGATAGTTCCTGAAGTAGTAACTTATGCAGAAGATGTTGATGAATACGGAGTTGCTTATGGTAATTTAGCTGGATTATTTATAGAATCTATAAAAGACCAACAAGCAATTATTGATAAACAATCTGAAGAAATAAATTTATTAAAAGATGAATTACAAAAAATTAAAGATTTAATATTTAATACTAATAAAGGATAAATTATGGCACTCTTAAGAGATTACGAACTACCAGGAACTGGATTAATTGCACCAAATGCATATCATGTTGTAACAAATGTAAAGGTTGAAAAACGAATGGCGGATTTCAAACCACCAGTAGATAATTCAAGACCAGACGGCCTTACTGTAATGAACAGAACTTTAGAAACAGCAGTTCATTGGAAATCTGGATATATTGCTGAAATAGCAGTAACGATTTGGAAAGATAAAGAGGCAAGAGATACTGACGCAAATCCAATTGGATTTATAGGAAAAAATCCATCTGATAATAAATATGGCGTAAGTATTGGTACTGATGGTATGGACCATAAATGTGTATTTATTTTAGATGTGCCATCGGAATTAGACCATGTAGCACAAGCATATAGACATCTACTAACTACTGATTATTACAGTGGTTCTTTGGAAGTTTAAAAAATAAATTACATATATTTATAGAATATAAAACAAAATTATTATGGCATTAACATACGAATGGAAATTAACGGGTTTAAAAAAACAAAATGGTGAAAACTTAAATGATGTAGTTGTTGGTACAAATTGGAAGCTGACTGGCACAGACGAAGATGGATACCAAGGAACATTTAATGGAGCAACACCATTTAGTATAAGTTCAGTAAATCCAACAAATTTTACAGAATATAATTCATTGACAGAAGAACAAGTATTAGGTTGGGTAATGAATCATGTAAGTGGTTCATCTAACACAAATTACATGTCTCATATCAATGAAGTGATTTTAAGAGATATAAATTCTAAAAAATGGACTAGAATGGAAGTGATGGAAACCGATTTACCTTGGTCACCAACATCAGGAAGTTCAGTAACTCCAGAAATAAGTGGTTCGGCTCCTGTATAGTAGAATAGTTAAATTTTAAACTTTATAAATATCCAAAGCATTATATTATGTTTTGGATATTTTTGTTATATTTATATGTGTATTTCATAACTAGCAAATACAAACTTAAAATACAAATTGTAGAAATAAAATGGCAGAAAGAATCGTATCACCTGGCGTATTCACAAGAGAAAATGACCTTTCCTTCTTAGCGCAAGGAATTGGTGAAATTGGAGCAGCATTTATAGGACCTTTTAAGCAAGGACCTGCATTTGTTCCAACTATTGTTAGAACGCAATCAGAGTTTGAAGAAATCTTCGGAACTCCTGATGGAACTTATTATACTGAACACGCAGTACAAAACTATTTAAGAGAAGCTGGAACTGCTACCATCGTAAGAGTTGGTGGTATTGGTGGTTACACCCAAGTTGCACCTTTAGGTATTTTTGCTTCTGGTTCATCTAACCAAAGTTTAGGTACTAAACTAATTGGAGTATTATATTCAACGCAAGTTGGAGATGAAGGTGTTGGATTTGCATCATCAACAATAGTTAGTAACGATGCAACCGATGGTTCATTTGTAATTAATACATTGGCTGCAGGTGTAAACGTATCTGCATCTATTTTACCAACCGCTACTAACGATTTAGCAGATGTGTTTGGTGAATCTCCATTTGGTTCAAAGGCTGGTTATGCATACACTTACTTTGAAAATATTGCAGCTTTATATACTGGTTCTTTGGGAAACAATATTGTAGTATCTACTAATTCATTACCATCTCAAGTATATGGTGATATTAAAACTGCAAGAACTCCGTATGTTAAATCTCAATTAATTAGTGGTGAAAGATATGACCTTTTCCGTTTTGTAACTTTAGGACATGGTACATTATATAATACTAAATTTAAAATTGGTATCTCTAATGTAAAAGCAGCTGGTGAAGATGGTTCAACTGATTACGCAACATTTACTGTAACAGTTCGTTCATTTGTTGATACCGATAAGAGAAAGAGTGTTGTTGAAACATTTAACAATGTAAACTTAGACCCTGCTTCTCCAAACTATATTGCTAAAAGAATTGGTGATAGATGGAATGAAATTGCATCTGATGGAAAAATAACTGAAAATGGTGATTATACAAACAGATCAAAATTTGTAAGAGTTGAAATGGCACAAAATAGTGTTGGAAATCCAATTTCAGCAGCACCATTTGGACATGGAGCATATATAAACCCAATTACAGCAGATAATGATTCGGAGGCACAACAAATACCAGCGGTAGTTTATCAAACTGGTTCTCTAGTTAATACATCATCATCTCCAATATATTTTAGTGGATTTGATTTTGAAACAATTGGAGTGGCCGATGATAATAAACAATATTTAAAACCAATTCCTGAAAGTGCACAAATTGGAGCAAACCAAATATTTGCGTTTGATTCTAATGGTGGATTGAGCTTAGGAGCTCTTACAGGTTCTGCATCTACTGATATGGTTAAGAGACAATTCGTTCTTGGATTCCAAGAAGGTTTTGATGGATTGAACCCAACGGTAAAGGCTAATTTAGGTTTAGATATAGAAGCGGCAAACACACAAGGTTTCAACTGCGCAAATGCAGGAACAACAGGTACACAGGCATACACTAAAGCAATTAACGCTATATCAAACGCAGATGAATATGATATTAACTTAGTTGTAACTCCTGGTATCATCCGTTCTTTACACCCAACTATTACTAATAGAGTAATTGATATGGTTGAAGATAGACAAGATTGTTTCTATATTGCTGATTTTGTAGAAGCAGATGCATCTATAACTGAAGTAACTGAAAAAGCAAATGAAGTAGATTCTAACTATGTGGCAACATACTACCCTTGGATTAAGACGGTAGATGCTAATACAAACAAATTAATATCAGTTCCACCATCAGTATTGATGCCGGCTGTATTCGCTGCAAACGATAGATTGGCAGCTGAATGGTTCGCACCTGCTGGTTTAAATAGAGGTGGTATCATCGGAGCAGTTAGTGTATTGAATAGATTAACACACTCTGAAAGAGATACTCTTTATGAGAACAAAGTGAACCCAATCGCAGCATTCCCTGGACAAGGTATTGTAGCATTTGGACAGAAGACATTGCAAGATAAGGCTTCAGCATTAGATAGAATCAACGTAAGAAGATTACTTATCACTGTTAAGAAGTTCATCGCTTCAACATCTCGTTTCTTAGTATTCGAACAAAATACTTCTACAACTAGAGGAAGATTCTTAAACACTGTAAACCCTTACTTAGAAGCAATTCAACAAAGACAAGGTTTATACGCTTTCAGAGTTGTAATGGATGAGAGTAACAACACACCTGATGTAATTGATAGAAACATATTAGCAGGACAAATTTTCTTACAACCGGCTAAGACCGCTGAATTCATCGTAATTGATTTCAACATCTTACCAACTGGAGCAAGTTTTAACGCTTAATACGAATTTAAGGTAACTTGATATTTATTAATATAAAAATAAAAGGATAATAAAATGGCAGAAATACTAGAGTTTGATAAGATGTTCTATACGAACTTCGAACCTAAGATGAAAAATAGATATGTGATGGAAATGACAGATGTAGGCATTCCAGCATATATGGTTAAGGCGGCAGCTAGACCTTCAATTAACTTTGAACCCGTTGTGTTAGACCACATCAACATTAAAAGAAAGTTGCAAGGTAAGGGTGAGTGGCAAGATATTACCATTACATTATATGACCCGATTGTTCCATCTGGAGCACAAGCTGTAATGGAGTGGATACGTTTAGGACACGAATCTATAACTGGTAGACGTGGATATGCAGATTTCTATAAAAAAGATATTGATTTCTATATGCTAGGTCCTGTTGGTGATAAAATCGAACAATGGAAACTAAAAGGTGCATTTATTGTATCTGCAAACTTTGGTGATGTTGCATTTGATTCAAATGAAGTAGCAACTATTGAATTAACATTGGCTTACGATTACGCTATACTTGAATTCTAAAAATATTCCTTACGGAAGCTACCGAAGGACAACCCTCATCAGAAATGGTGGGGGTTTTTTATTTCCAATTTTTTAAAAACTATGTATTTATATATACAAACTTAAAAAAGATATAAAGTTATGGCAGAAGTTAATATTGCACAACAAAATCCAACCCCTACACAGGTTGAAAAAGGTAAATTTGATTTTCCTACAGAAGTAATCGAATTACCATCAAAAGGATTACTATATCCAGAAGGACATCCTCTTAGAAAAGGTACTTGTGAATTAAAGTATATGACAGCAAGAGAAGAAGATATTCTTGCAAATACAAACCTTATTAAGAAAGGTATTGTATTAGATAAATTGTTTGAATCAGTAGTTGTTGAACCGGGTGTTAATCCAAATGATATTTTTATTGGTGATAAAAACGCTATCCTAATGGCAACTCGTATTTTGGGATATGGGGCTGATTATCAAATAGAAATGACAGATAAATTTTCATCAGAAAAGCAAGCTGTTACTATTGATTTGGGTAAAGTACAAACTAAAGATTTTGATGAATCTATATTGAATCCAAAAAATAGATATAGTTTTAAGTTACCAACAATGGGTACTCAACTTATTTTTAAATTATTAACACATGGTGATGAGCAAGAAATAACTAGAGAAGTACAAGCTTTAGAAAAATTAAATAAGAATTCAGGCGCTTCATTTGATGTAACAACTCGTTTGAAATATATGATTGTTTCAGTTGATGGCAATGAAGATAGAGGTTTTGTAAACAGATGGATAACTAACTCATTCTTAGCAAAAGATACTAAAGCATTTAGAGCTTATGTTAAAGAATTATCACCTGATTTGGATATGAAATTCCAATTTACATCAGATGTTACTGGCGAGACGGAGGCGCTGGATATACCATTTGGGATTAACTTTTTTTACCCTTCCAACTGATTATAAAATAATTCTTCATTCTCAAATTTGGGAAATGGTTCAATTTGGTAATGGATTTACTTGGTCAGAGGTTTATCACATGCCATCATACCTTCGTAAATTTTATTTTAATAAGTTAATAGAACTTAAGAAAAAAGAAGCAGAAGAACATAAAAAGGCTCAGTCAAAAATGAAATCAAATAAAGTGAGGATACGTTAATATCCTCACTTTTTTATTTGCCGATATTTATACAATATAAACATTCTAATTATGGAAAATAATAAAAAACAAGTTAAAGAAGGTATATTCGATGCAGCTGATAAATTTGTAACTAAATTTTTTGATGGTTTGTCAAATGGAGCTGCTAATAGCATTATTAGAAAAGCTGAACAGGCTAAATTACCAAAAGAAGCAATCGATAGGATGAAAAAAATGGAAAAAGATGCAGAAGAATTTAGAAAATTTTTAGATTCTTTATAATCTACATTAGATAATTTTATAAATGGCAAAAGCAAAAAATACACAAAAGGGACAACAGCTAGAATTATTCCCTACACCCGCCGCAGCACCTGCTGCACCTGCTGCTGCTGCGCAAGAACTTAAACTTTCTGAAAGAATTGCACAAAAAAGAGCAGAAATTAATAAATTACTAGAAAAGGGTGAAGAAATTACTGAAGCTGAATTAGAGTTAGTTAGAAAAGAAGAAATTGCTTTAGCAAAATTAGAAAAACAACAAAAGAAAGTATTAGAGGGTAGGCGTACCAATGAACAGAAACAACTAGATATAAATTCAGCAGTAAAGGAAGAATTAGGTTCTCTGGCATCAATCAGTAAAGTATATGGCGGTTTAACAACAGCCCAATCAAATACTTTAACTACACATCAAAAATCATTAACGGCGGTATTAGCACAAGAAAGCGCAACCCAAGAGCAATATGAATTTGCTCAAAATCATGTTGCGGAAATGTCAAAGATGTTTGCATTGCAACAGCAGCTTGCTCAATTGGGTCCTGAACAAGTAGCTGAACGAGAAGCAATAAATGCAAAAATTGACGTTCAGAATGATAAAATGGAGCAATCTATTGCACATGCAAAGGGTATGGGTTATATAACCGAAGACCAAGCTAAGGCGATGAACGATGGACGAGTTGCTGCACTGAAAAACAACTCAATAGCGGAAAAGTATGCAACAATTAGTGCAGAGACAAAAGAAGTAATAGAGGGACAGATTCAGGCGTATGAAGCCATAAAAAAATCAATTAGGGGTGTAATTGGTACTGTCAAATTACTTACTATGGGATGGGCAGGTGTTGCTAGAATAACATTGATGGGTGCTGGGGCAGCTATCTCAAAAGTAGGAAAAACAATCAGAGAGATGGGTGGGTACTTGGGGGGTGCAACTATATCTGCTACTGCGTTGGGAACTGTATTTGATTCCGCTAATGATGTTGCTAAGGGATTATCAGAAGAAATGGGTGGTTTGAATGATGTATCATTTCAAGCTCAACTCAATACAAACCTTATGGCCACTAATATGGGTATAAGTGGAACTGAAGCAGCAAAATTAACTGGTAATCTAGCTCGTTTAAATGGTAATAGTATTGAAACTGCACAAAACCTAGCAAATGGAGCCAAAGAAATGGCAAAAACTGCCGGAGTAGTCCCAGCAGCTGTAATGGCTGATATGGCAGCATCTGCTGAAGAATTTGCACTATTTGGTAAGGATGGTGGAAAGAATATGCAAGAAGCCGCAGTTCAAGCCGCTAAGATGGGTGTTAGTTTAAAAACTATGGGTGGCGTTGCCGATAACCTTTTAGATTTTGAAACTTCTATTAATAGTGAATTGGAATTGGGGGCAATGCTCGGTAAAAATATTAATTTAGATAGAGCAAGGGCATTAGCATACGAAGGAGATATAGCAGGAGCTACTCAAGAAACATTGAATGCATTAGGTGGTGTTGATGAGTTTAATAAAATGGATTATTTCCAAAAGAAAAAAACAGCCGAATTATTAGGTACTTCCGTTGAAGAATTACAAAAAATGGTTACCCAACAGGAAGAAGCAGCAACATTAGGTGGGCAAATAGATGGAACATTCAATTCAATGACGGAAGGATTAACTGCATTAACAACAGGCCCTTTAGGTGGATTTGTTTCTGGGTTGAGTGGTGCAATTGGACAAACATCGGAAATAGCAGGTAACTTTAAATCAGCTGGTGATTTTGCAAAAGAGACGTTTGGTAAAGCAAAAGATTTTTTTGGAGGAAAAAAACCTGATGTACCTGACTTACCAAAAAATTCTACAGAATCAATAACAGATTCAGTTACATCATCTGGTGATTCTGGTGGTAAAGTATCAGGTCCTGGAGAAAAAGCTGGTGATGGTCTAAAAAGTTTAGCAGAAGGTTTAGAAAAAATGGGTACTACAAAAGTATTATTTGGTGCATTGAACTTAATACCAACTGCATTGGGTTTACTTCTTATGGTAGTTGGTATTCCATCATTAATGGCAATTGGTGCATTTGGTCTTAATGCTGGAATGGGATTACTATATCTTGCTGAAGGCTTAGAAAAAATGGGCACTACACAGGTATTATTTGGTGCATTGAATTTAATACCAACTGCATTAGGATTTGCTTTAATGACACTTGGTGTAATTGGATTAGCAGGTGTTGCACTTTTAGGTGCACCAGCTGGGGCAGGATTAGTCGCATTAGGTAGTGGATTGGCATCATTTGGAGCAACGGCTGGGACTGTAGGATGGTTGGGAGTTGCCGTAATTTTGGCATTAGGAGCCGCTTTTACATTATTTGCATTTGGATTGAGTTTATTAGCACCATTAGTTGAATCAATTGGAAACGCAATTGGTAGTGTTGTAGAATCAATAGCAGCCGGTATTGTTATGATTGTTTCAAGTATAAGTGATTTATTGGTTAATGTATTACCATTACTTAATTTAGAAGCAGCGGCTGGAATTCTAGCGATGGCAGCTTCATTTACGGTATTAGCAGGTTCATTGGCATTGTTAAGCACTATGGGATTAGCAGCCATTCCTGTATTATTAGCGGTTGGTGCAGTTGGTGCAGTTGGAGCAAGTATATTTGGTGGTGGTGAAGAAGGAGCCGAAGGGGCTGATGGTGGTGGTGATAGAACTGGTGAGTTAATTGATGAGATAAAAGGATTGAGAGCAGATTTAATAGCTGGTAAAATAGCCGTAAATATAGATGGCCAAAAGGTTACTTCTAATGTAGGTAAAGTTGTATCTAGAATTAGTTCAAATTCATACGCTAAAGTATAACGATGGGAAAAAGTATTGAAGAATTATTTAAAACAAAACAATTGGTAGATGGTAAAACAGCTGCCGAAAAATACGAAATTCGTAATAGTAAAGATATAGAATTACGTGCATCTACGGGTGCTATGAATTTACCATTCAAAGGAGCACAAATACTAAGAAGAAATTTATCATCAAGAACAAGAGAAACCCGATTAGAAGAAGAAGTAACAGGATTAAGAATTATATCTAAGCTAGCAGGCCCTATTATATATGGTACTGATATTTTTAAATTAAGTACACAAAAAACTGAAATGGTTTCCGTAATGAAAGATTCGGTAAACCCAAACAATTCAGCAGATAGTGGTCTTTTGGGAAACGCATTTGAAAAGGGAAAAACAAAAGGATTAGAATTATTAAGTAAACTAGGCGTACAACTTCCACAAAAACTAATACCAACTCGTATATTTTTAAATAAGGAATTTAAAGCAGGTAAAGAGCCAGATACTATGGCTACACTTGCTAAAATAAAAGGAGATGGTGCTGGTAATTTGGCTGGAAAGTTTTTAGCTCAAAATGCAAAAGGAACTCCTAAACAAATAGGTAACCAGGTATTAGGTGGTGGTATTGGTTTATTAAAAGGTGAAGTTAAGAAAAAATTATTTGGAGCACCAAAGCAAGGTGCACAAAATCTTGCCAAAAAAGGAGATACTGAAGTTCAATACGATAGTACTGCAAAATATTCCGATACTGTAAACCCAATTGATGAAGATTATTTCAAAAGAAATGACCTTTCATCTATATTAGTGGCACAAGATACAAAAGAGAATGCTGACCAGGCTGTTAAAAAAAGAGTTGATGAAATAGTCCCTAAAGGAAAATCTATAAATGCTTCAAAAAATCCATTTGCTAAGTTAGGTGAAAAAATTGGAGATATTAAAAAAGAAGGTGAGCAAAAATTATCACAAGCAAAAAAAGTAGGACAGCAAGAATTATCAGCTGGTAAAAAAGTTGGTGATACTAAAAGTGGAGGTTCATCTACTGGGGCGGATTCGATAATTAGATATTCTGATACTGTTGATGAAACACAGGATGATGCAAAATTAAGAAATGACCTTTCTACTTTACTTCTATCAAAAAAACAAAAGGAAACAGAATCTCCTGATAATAAAAAGCAAATTGATGCAATAAAAGGTAATCTGGGGGCTTTAAATGTAAAGCAAAATCCATTCGCAAAATCATCAGATAAAGTTAAATCAGCAGATGGTGACACAAAAAATGGTTTACAATCTGGTAGAAAATTAGGACAGCAATCGATTGCAACTGGTAAAAAAATTGGTGAAACTGCTGATACGGCTGCTGGTGTAATTATATACTCTAATACCGTAGATGAAACACAGGATGATGTAAAATTAAGAAATGATTTATCAACAAAATTACAAGCATTAATGCAAGCAAGTAGTGCAGTAACTGCCCAAGGGGGTACTATTTCTGGTCTATCAAGATCCGATGTTACTCAAAATATGTATTCAACGAAAAAAAATAAAAGTACAAAACTGGGTAGAAAAGATGTACCATCGGTATCTTTAAAAACAAAATATGGTATAGAAAGTTCAAATAAGTTAGATTTTTTAAATGAAAAAACAACATACACATCTGACCCCCTTAAACTAAGTGATGGTACGACATTAGATGACCATGATTTTATAGTACTTAAATTTAAATCAATAGCAACTGGAGAAGTGGCAAGTTTTAGAGCAACTGTAACTGGAATATCTGAAACAGTATCACCTTCATGGGATAGTGCAAAATTTATAGGTTCTCCGTTTAATTATTATACATACTCAAGTATAGAAAGAAGTGTAAGTTTTAATTTCAAAATGTATTCAACAACCCCTACACAACATATAGCATGTTGGCAACGATTAAACTTTTTAACTGGTTTGACATATCCGCAAGGTTATTCGGGACCATACGCAACTCCTCCTTTTGTAGAATTTACATTGGGTAGTCTTTATAAACGTAAAGCCACCTTTATTGAATCTTTATCATATACTATGGATGACAACGGAGGATGGGAAATAGGTAATACTTTAGGATTACTCAGTGAAAAAGTAAAAGTCAATGGTAAAGATGTTTCTATGAAAGATTATAAGTTACCAATGGTTGTAGATGTTTCAATAACTTTAAAAATATTGGAATCAAAAAGTACAACTGATAGTAAACAATTTTATGGATTTTCTAGATTGGGTGCAAATAATTCAGTTAAGCCAACGGATACTAAAGGAAACACATCAACTAATGCACAAAAATCAGGCGATGCAAATATATCAACGGACTCAACTAAAGTTGAATCATCAGAAACTATCAAACAAAGTAACGTAAAAAGTTTGAATAGTAAAGAAACTAATAAACAAACTGATAATAATTCTGCAATCCCTAGCTTCATAAAATTTGATGGTTATGGTGGTGGTGATTTTGGTGGCGGCGGAGCTGGTGATAGTTTTTAAATATATTAATTATGAGTAGATACGAAAATAATCCTATTAAAAAAACTTTTGATGGTAAAGAAGTATATAGAAGAAAAATATATCCAAATATTCCGTTAAAAGATACCGATGTATATGTAATGACGGAAACTGGTGACAGATTGGATACATTGGCATTTCAATATTATGAAGATTCATCATTATGGTGGATAATTGCCGCAGCAAATAATATACACGATGCCCCTATGGGATTGCAAGATGGTACTATACTAAGAATACCATTAAACTATATTCAAATAAACAGTAATTTTATAAAATAATTTATGTCAAGTTTTCCTAATTTATCAAATTTAGCGGGTTATGTAAAATCTGCATTAGATAGAAGAATTGGTAATGTTCAAAATGTATCACAATTAAATGCTTGGGTTAGAGTATCTTCTGGTGTTGGTGGGGGACTTATGTTATTATCTAATCCCAATTTTGCATTATTTAGAGCAGCTGGTGAAGGTTCTATCTATGGGGATGGTAAATCAAGTGGTACTTTGGGAACTAGTTGGGGCGGTGCAGCAATTTATGCGGAAACAAGTGATTCTGGATTTAGACCTAAACCAAATATTACATCAATCGAAATCGATGAGGGAGCTGGTACATTAAGTAGAAAAGCATCGTTTACCATAACATGCTACACTAAAGGACAATTGGATACTTTGTGTGAATATTTTTTAGAACCGGGATATTCTATTTTTTTAGAATGGGGTTGGAATGTACCTGAATCACTAAAAGCATACAGTTCCACATTAAATTCTACTACGGTAGCAAATTTTCAAAGTTTTAAAAAAGTAAATGAAGCAAGAGCAAATTCAAAAGGTACTTATGATAACTATTTGGGATTTATAACCGGAGGCGGTATTTCATCTAATGGGGATACTTATGAAATATCTGTTAAATGTACTGGATTCACAGAACTACCTGCATATTTTATGGGAGCCGATAATTCAGAAGATTCGGAAAATGAGGAAAAAATAACAGAACCAGAATATAGTACTGCACAAATATCAGCTGAAACTAATTTGGGTAAAAAAAGATTTATGATGGCTTTTAATAGATTGCCATCGAATAGAAGAACTACTAGAGTATCATCTCTAATAGTAAACCCATTGGTAGCAAACCCTTCTAATTTTATAAATGTTGATGAAACTGTAAAGGCAAAAGTAAATGAATGTGTTGGTGGAACTGAATTGCTTGGAATATCAATAAATGATGAAGAAGCAAATGTAGGTGGAGTGACTCAAGAATTCCCATCAGGAACGGAAATTATAAAAGATGAATCCTTTATACGATTTGGTACTTTAATGGAAATACTTAATCAAATTGGTATGGAAGGGTTTATGATAGGTGGGAAGGTAATAAAAACCACAATAAACACAAAAACCACAGTTTGTTGTGCATTTCCAAAAATATTTAGTACTGATAAGAAAAAACTATTTATACCAAATAAAACCGCTCCTTTATTCGATTTAGTTAAAGCAGCAAATAGTCCAACTGATAATGGTGTAAGTGATGCGGCAACAGATGATTGTTCTGTAGTTAATGTAAATGATTCAGCCAATCTAATTATGTTTCCAGCAGCAGGAACGATAGCAAATGGTATTGCTAATGGTAAGGTTGTTGTTAGTAATAAAATAGATGGTTCATTTGAAGCATTGACTAAACCAAATGGGCAGTGGGGGTTTTTGGATGACCTTTATGTAAATTTAGATTTTGCAAAAGGGGTATTAGAAACCAAAAACTTTTCTATAAGAAATGCATTATATCAAATATTAAATGGAATGTCAGCAGCGGCTGGAGGTCTATGGGATTTTCAAATAATGTCTGATGAGGATGATACAGAATTAAGAGTTGTTGATATGAATTTAACACCAACTGGTGTACAAGAGCCATATCAATTTATATTGGCTGGAGTTAATTCTATTTTTATAGATGCATCATTGGATATGGATATTAGTGGTGCAAAGATGAATCAAATAATTGGTAATAGATTAGGACAGACAATTAATGGAAGTCAAAAAGATGTTAAATCAAAAGATAAAAAAGGACTATTTACCAATAAAGATGACCAAATTTTAAAAGAAATAAAAAAAAGGGAAGAACCACCTCCACCAAAAGATGCTACGCCACCTGAAGGTCCTACTGATGATGAACTTGAAGAAGCAAAAATCAAAAACTTACAATTGTTTTTAGATAAAATTGGATTGATGCCTAGACCACATCTTGATGATAAATACCCATTTGAGGCAGACTTGAAAAAAAGTGTGTTTACAGTCGCATATAATGACCAAGCAGTTTTTGAATTTTTCAAAAATCAAAACGATAAAAAGGCAGTACAAACTGAACCAGGTGGAGTTGGACCTATTATGCCAATTAAATTTACATTTACAATACATGGATTGAGTGGTATTAAGAGAGGTGATAAATTTAAAGTATTGGGATTACCTAAAAATTATGAATCAACTGGGTTTTTTCAAGTAACATCCGTTAAACATACGATAACCGATATGTTATGGAAAACTGATATAGAAGGAAGCTTTAGACAATCAAGATAATATGTTAGATATTAACCGATATAAAAAAATAAATAGTCCTGATGTACTTTATGATAGTATAAAGATAAAAACTCATGTGGCAACACCAACCCAAACCGATTATAAAAGAGGGTATATTACAAGATATTTCATACAAAAAGCAAATGATACCGAATCAGCTATATATGAAGTTGATTATATAGGGTTTAGTAAATTTATAGACAACCCATTTTATACACATGTAAATTTAAATTGGAGAATAATTGGTACTGATGAACAAATAAAAGATTCAAATTTTAAAGCAATACGTTTATTAACTCCAAAAATACCAAAACTTCAACTATATCTTCCAAACTTATTGCAGTTTAAGCAAAAAAATGATTTGGAAGTTTAATTATTTTTTTGTATATTTGTATTTATCAATATGGGGGTGACTCGGAATTGATTACAATGAGAATTGTAGTATCACATGTAGTGGGATGGTTCTCCAACCACTTTAATCTCGGAATCAACAAATAAACGCAGAAGAATTATCTTCTTGGACCTTCGAAGATGCTATGGCATTCGTAGGTGCTGATTACGCTGTAGCAGCCTAATCAAACTCGGGTCGGTGCACATATAACCTAGGAACAGAAGTGTTTACAAAGGCTTTATTCGTTGAGCCCAAATCAATGAATTGGTGGAAACGCTGAACTAACCATTCGGCCCCAATTATTTTGGAAAGTGAATAAGATTAAACTTTATCCTAAACATGTGAGACGTTGGTATTATGGTTACTTTGTAAGACATGGGTTCGAATCCCATCACCTCCACAACAATCCCGAACTATTATTTGGTAGTTTGGGATTTTTTTTGTATATTTGTGAATATGAAAATTGTTGAGTCTATTGGCGAATTGAACGAATTGAAAGTTTTGTTGGAAACCGAAGTATCCATTTGGTATCCAATATGGGTAGATAATGATAAGCACCCACAAAACACTCATATATCGTTCGTATTCGTTAGAACCTTATCGGACAAGTACATACTACCACAACAACATACAGACGCTGTATCGCTATCTAATGAACAAATAGAAAGTGTGTTGAATACTGCCGGTGAAAAATGGGTTTTCCAAAAGAAAAAGCTACTACAATCTTTTACAAATGTAAGGGAAGGCTTGAATGATGTTGATACCGCTCACTTCTTAAAGACCGGTGAACCAATAGATTACTCTCAACCACTACAACACTTAGTAGCTCCCCTTTTACATAGGGGTTACAAAGAAGACATCATTCAATCTATTCCCATTCTTAAACTTGCGGAAGCAATAGAACCACAATTACTAAAACATACAAATCAAAAGAGTAAAACTTATAATTGGTATAACGATATATTCTTACCTACCCTTTCAGATATTGAACGATTTGGGATTCGGGTCGATGGAAAAAAATTTATTGATAGATGGCCTCAAGCCTATAAGCAATTAAAAGGAGATTGTGTGTTTACGGAATACAATCCATTTACGGTGACAGGTAGACCATCCAATAGACATGGTGGTGTGAATTATGCCGCCCTCAATAAAACCGATGGTAGTAGAGATGTGTTCGTTTCCGATGGGATATTTCTACAAATGGATTATAACGCATATCACCCCCGTCTAATCGCTAAGTTGGTTAAGTTCGATGCGCCGGATGGTAATATGCACCAATGGTTAGCCGAACAATATGGTTGTAGTGTGGATGAATCGAAGGGAATTACGTTCCAATTACTTTATGGTGGTATCGATGATGAGTTCCGCCAAATCCCATACTTTGATAAAGTGGCTGATTATATAGATGAGTTGTGGATTGAAACACAAAGAAGGGGATACTTACAAACACCACATAGAGAGATACCCCTAAGTTGGATAGAACAACCAAATGCTCAAAAAGTATTTAACTATCTACTACAAGCGGTAGAAACTGAAATGAATATTGATAAGATGATGAAGATATTAGAATGTATTAAGGGAAGTGGTATTGAGTTTTCCCTATACACATACGATTCATTTCTTTTTGATGTTCCTGTTGATGTTGATAAAGGGCTTATTAAGAAATTGAAAGAAATAATCGAAGAAGGGGGGTTTCCTATCAAAGCTAGTTGGGGAAAAACTTACGGAAAACTCTAAAGAATATATTTATACTATATACAAAAATAGTGTCATAATATGAAAAAAATCAGTACCCTTATCGGTTTCCTACTTGTTTCTTTAATTTCGTTTGGGCAAGATGTTAGAATTAAAAACGAAGTATTTGAAGTTCTTTATTCACAATCATTAGAACAACCTTTAGTAATTAAATATCGTTCAACTAATAGACCTACAAATGTGAACAGAGGTACTATGGATTTTTACAAAGAACCAAACATTAAAACATCAGATGCGGAAGATTACGCTAAAAATATATACGATAAAGGACATGGTGCACCAGCTGCAACATTCTCTGATAATATGGTAAACCTAAAACAAACATTCTCATACTTAAATTGTATAATGCAAGACCAATACCTTAATAGAGGTGAGTGGAGATTGTTAGAAGAACAAATCCGTAAATGGGATGATACTGAAAATATAACTGTACTAATAAAAACATTCTTTGATACTCCAGTAAAAAGAGTGGCAACTGGAGCAGCAATTCCATCTTACTTACAAAAACACATCTATTTTGAAACACAAAAGAAATGGAGATGTTATGTATTTCTAAATCAAAAACCAAAATTTCATTGGGATGAATTAGAAATGATATGCGAAGCTGAAGACCACAAATTTTAATGAATATGAATTTATCTGAATTAATAAACGAAATACTATCCGAATGGGCATATAGAGTTGAAAATGGTATGCCTGACCCAAAGAACCCAACCCATTTAAAGGAGTTGGGTATTGTACTTTCTGAAATGGGATTATCTCATATCAAAGATACATTGGTTGAAAACCTTTTGGTGGAAACGGGAAAAACTCCACAAAAAGTTGTTGAAGCTGAAAAGGGTAACTTTACAAATCCTGCTCTTAATAAATCTATTAAGTATAAAAATGATAAAGGTGAAGATAAGGAAGGATTGGTTGGTAACCTGTTAAGATTACCAAAAGAGCATCCTGGTAGAAAAGCAGCGGAAGCAACATTACCTGCCGATGGTACGCCGGAAAGAGATTCTATTAATAAAGATTTGGGTGGGGAAGGTCAACCTAAAAAGCCTGAAGATGGAAAGGGCAAAGAAGGTGGAGAATCAGGTGGTGGAGAAGATGAAAAAATGAAACAAGCGGCGGCAATGTTTGACCCAAAAGTAGACCCAGCTATGGCTGCTAGAATGAATAAAGAAAAAGAAGTTCAAGCTCAATTAGCAAAAGATGCTGAAGCACAAAACGAACCACCCCCAACTCCAAAAAACCAAACAACAAACAAACAATTAGCAAAAGCAGCTGGATTTGATAATGTTGGTAGTTGGTATAATGACCTTAATAAGAAAGCAATGTCTGATGATCCTGAAGTGGCATCAAAGGCGGAAAAAGATTTAGATACATACGAAAAAAATAAAGTAAAAGATGCTCAATCAACTGATGATTTTAATCCAATAGATAGTAAGGATGTAGCAAAAGAAATGCCACAAGCTGACCCAGAAACATTTGGAGGAGATAGTGATATACCGGATGGTATAGAACCTGAACAATTGCAAAAATTCAATACTGATATTAGTAAAGTAGCACAGCAAGTAGCTGATGCAAAGGCTAAAGGAGAACCAGCACCAAACATTAACTTATGTGATGTGACTGTTCCTGGTACTAACTTATATTGTGATGATAATTTGGGTATTCCAAGAGACCAAATGCCACAATTCAAAGGTACTGCTCAACCTGGTAGTAGAGCAGCTGGAATGGATGTGGATGCAAGTGGTGAGGTAGACACTGAACCTGTATTCAAAGAAATGTTAAAAGAGAAAGGTATTAAGACATTACAAACGGAAATACCTGCTGATAAATTAAAAGCAACTCAGCAAGATTTAGTTGGTGCAAAAGTAGTTGGTATGATGGGTGTTTTAAAAGACCCAAATCACCCAGCTTTTGAAAAAATTACCGCACCAATATATGTGAGTAGGGATGGTCACGTAATTGATGGACATCACCGTTGGGCGGCAATCGTAGCTCATAATGCAGCAAATCCAGACAATCAAATACCAATGAAAACAACGGTATTGGATATGGATATTAAAGATGCAATTCCAATGGCGAATAAGTTTGCAGAAGATATGGGTATTGCGGCTAAGAAAGCAGATGCAAATAAAGAAGCACCAACCGAACAACCATCAGAACCAGCAAAAAGAGAACCTGCCAATAATGATCCTGAATCTAAAGCACAGCAATTTAAAGGAAAATCATCTGGTGAAAATATCCAAACAATGGAAATGGAAGGTGGTGGATTCGTATATGGAACGAAGCACGGAAACACCGCAATGGTTGATGATATATTAGATGATGTTAAATCTAAAATACCAAAAGAAAGATGGAAGGATGTTGTATTCGTAGGTGAGGGAGGTGCAACTGGTGATAGTGGTGAAGTGGAATTTAACGATGAAATGGATTACGCAGCTCCAAAGTTCAAAGAAATGGGTGCTGGTGTGGATACATGGGATGGTGATGATATGGATGTACATAATGACCAATCTAAATTATACCAAAAGCAAAAAGAAAAAACTGGATTTAACGATTCTCAAGTTAAAGCTGGTAACTGGGCTAGTATGATTGGGCAGGGAGAAGGTACTGATACAATGTCACCAAACGATTATTTAGATGATGAAGGTAAACAATTCTTAAGTGATGCTGCAAAAGAGGCTGGATTCCCACCAATAGAAAATTGGAATGAACCAACCGAACAGGATAAAGATACTCTTTATAGATTATCATTCCCAGAAGATAATGGTGATAAACCAACAAAGATAAATGATATTCAAGTTGCATTTAATGATGCAAGAGATGAAAATTTAATTGAAAAGAATAAAGAACTAACTGCACAGGGTAAAATACCTATTACGATTGCAGGTGAGAGTCATGTTGACTTAGTCGATAAAATGACAAGAAAACAAAAAGGAGCATCAAGCGAAAAATTACCTGAACCAGAAGCCCCATCAGAAGAAGATGGTGGTGTTGTATATAGTGTGGGTGGTGGATATTATTCGGATAAGCCTGATGGGCCTGCACAATATGTGGCAACTGAAAATGTAATTCAAAAAGTATTAATTGAAGGTGATATTAATTTTTCTTATTTATTGTTTGAAGCAGCAGTAACTAAAAAAACTTCTAAAGGTAAGGTTGTAAAATTAAGAACAATCAAACCAAAAGACCAAAATAAAGCAACTGCAGCAGCTGCGGCAGCAAAACCACAGCCACCTGCTAAAATTGTACCACCGGGAGTAAAACAAAAACCACCGGTTATCGCACCACCAGAGGTAAAACCAAAATCACAAGCACCTGCTAAAATTGTACCTCCTGGTGTAAAACCAAAGGCATCAGTTCCACCTCCACCACCGCCTCCACCGCCGCCACTTCCTAAGAAGAAAGCAGGAGCTGTGCCACCTCCACCGCCACCTCCGCCACCAACGGTGAAGAAAGCAGGAGCTGTGCCACCGCCACCGCCACCACTTCCTACGAAAAAAGCAGGAGCTGTGCCGCCTCCACCGCCACCTCCGCCACCAACGGCGAAGAAAGCAGGAGCTGTACCACCTCCACCGCCACCTCCTCCGCCGCCACTTCCTAAGAAGAAAGCAGGAGCTGTACCTCCTCCACCGCCACCTCCGCCACCTCCACCGCTTCCTAAAAAAGCAGGAGATAAAAGTGGTTGGGATGGATATGAAGAACCTGAATGGATAAAAAATGCTCCAAAAGGTTGGGATGATGATGCGGTTAAAAATAAGAGTGCTTGGGGTGATGAACCAATGCAAGAACCTGATTGGATGAAAGGTGGTTCTTCGTGGGATAAAAAGCCAATGCCTAAAGGTGAAACTCCACCTCCTGGTACTAAAAAAGCTGGAGCAATTCCACCACCGCCTCCACCGCCTCCACCGGGAGCTAAGAGTGCAAATAATAACGAAAATATACCACCAACCGATAAACAAGCAAATGAACAAATAGCTCAAGAAAGAAAAGGTTTAACTCATGAGGAAAATCAAGTTTATGAATTCTTAGAAGGAATGCCTGAAGAGCAAAGGGCAGAGGCAATTCAAAAAGCATTGGATGATAGAAGTTTGTTGCAAAAAGGATTGCAAGATACAATGGTAGGCGGTTGGTTTAAGAAGAAAGGGAAAATGTTGTCTAATGTATATGATGGAATAAAGCAATGGTATAAAACAGGTAAAGTTGGTACTACTAAAGATTGTAGTGGTGCACCAGCTGGACCTCATGCAAATAAGAATGAAAATATAAAAGAAGATTCACAAAATAGACAAGACTATTTAGCATCTTTAGATAAGACGGGTAAAAAGAAAAAGAAAGCTGATGATAGTGATTGTATGGATGTGCATGTTGAGGACTATCAAAAAAGAGATAAAGATGGTAACTTAATGTACAAAAAAGAACCTGTATATGAAAGTGGAGAAAAACCAGACCCAAAAAACTTTGGACCAGATGGTGCATATTTCGGTGGGTTGGGAACTGGATACATAGGTCCTAGAAAAACTGGAACTGAATATGGTAATGCTTCTAAAGAAGATGCATTTAAAGCAAGTGAATTAGATTCTAAAACAGGATACTTTAAGAGAGATGGAAAATACTATGGTGTAGATGGTGAGGAAGTAAATGCGAAAGGACAAAAATTAGATGCAGAGGGTAATACAACACAAAAGACAGAAAGATGTTTCTTTTGTTTTCCTCCGGGAAAAAAGGTCCCAGTTACGCAAAAAGTTGCTGATTTGGAAGATGGTTTAACCGCTGAACAAAAACATGCAGCTCATCATTCGGAACATGCTCAACATGAAAGAAAGCATGCGATGTGGCATTTAGGAATAGAAGCTTCATTGATAGTTGGTGGTGCATTAGCTGGCCCTATGATATTAGCTAAGATGGGAGTCGGTGGAGCAGCTGCTGGAGCTGGTTCGCATGGTGTAGCACAAGCAACTTCACAAGCCGCAACAGCCGCAGCTGAACATCACGGAGCATCTGCATTTGCAGCACACGTTTTAAAAGATTTTGGAAAGCATGCATTAGCAGAAACATTAGGAGTAACGAACCCTTATGCAGCAGCAGGGAGTGGGTTGGCAGCAAGTGCAGTTACTGGTGGTGTATTAGAATCATTTTGGAAAGATGTAGAAAAGTATAATTTATTATCGGAAGATATTGATGGAGAAATGGATGAGAATAAAGGTAAAGATTTCTTAGAAAAAATTATGGTATTGATGATGGAGAAAATGAAAACTTACAAAATGACTCCTCAGCAAAAGTTGGAAAGTATAAGAAAGTATAAATTTGAAAAAGCTGAAAACGAAAAGAAAAAACAAAAACAAGATAAATTAAAAGATTTGGCTAATTTACTAAAAGAAAAAACAGCAAAGTCAAAACAAAATTCTATAAATCATTTTGTTGAATTTGCAGCTAAACGATTAAATTTAAAAGAAACTCCAAAAATTAATTTAATGAGTGGAAATGAATTTAAAAATGAATTGGCAGCTTTGGGTGGGTATGACCCTTCTTCAAAAGAAATATTTGTTGCAACCGAAGGAAGATTGACAGCTGATATTTTAAGAACTATTGCACATGAAATGGTACATAGAAAGCAAGAAGAAAAAGGATTCCTTAAGAACATTGATAAAGATGGTTCAGCTGGGTCTAAAATAGAAAATCAAGCCAATTCAATTGCTGGAATTTTGATGAGAGAATATGGTAAGATAAACAAACAAATCTATAACGAAAATACAAAAAAACAATTAGAATTAGTAAGTAATTTATTATTAGAGAAGGTTAATCGTTTTATTGATGAGGCTAAACCAAAGAAAGATGATCCTGATGTAAAATATATAGATGGAAAAGGAAAAGAACATACAATCAAATTTTCATCAGCAATTAAGTATGATGAAAAACATCCTGCTTATATAGCAGCTATGAAATTAAAAGATACTGGAGATAACTCAAATGATACCCAAACTGTTCAAGGTGCAGGATTGTTTGATGACCCAGAATATCAAAAAAGAATGGGAGCTGAAGTACCACCAACACAAACAACACCAACTGATTCAGAAGAAAATCCGGAAGGATTGTATGACCCTAATGATAAATTACAATCGGCAGTTGTTGATGCAAAAAATCCAAAAGAATTATTTTCCGCATTAGATGAATTAGGTAAAGATGAGGAAGATATAATGTTGGATAAGGTTAAAGCTGGGGCAGGTGGTCCTGTTGCATCAACTGGTGAAACTCTTTGTACTGAAGCTCAAACTAATATGATACAAGGTAGATATAATCCGAAGGAAGTTAGGAGTTCTACGGAATATAAAGCCGAATTGGCAAGTGTTAGAAATGTAATGAGTGGTACTGATAAGAGAGCAAAAACTGCTCTTACTAAGGAATTGGATAATATTTGTGACAAAATGGGGTATTATAAAGAAGATGGTAACCCTGATTATGAATTAGCAATGGCTATGAAAGCCGAAGCAGATTTGTATATTAAACAAAATTTACCAGCTTTCAAAAAAACAAATGTAGCAAAAACTAAATTTAAAAAAGAAGAAGATATGGTAAGTTGGATGAAAGCATCATTCTATTCATCATATTCTTTAATAAATAATGGACCTGCTGATTGGGATAGAAAAAAGGGTAATGGTAGAGTAATGAAAGC